ACTACCAGATGTTCCACTAGAACCGCTTGTGCCTGATGTGCCTGAACTACCAGATGTTCCACTAGAACCACTTGTTCCTGATGCGCCTGTGGCTCCTGAACTACCAGATGTTCCACTAGAACCGCTTGTGCCTGATGTGCCTGAACTACCAGATGCTCCACTAGAACCTGAACTGCCTGAACTACCAGATGTTCCACTAGAACCGCTTGTGCCTGATGTGCCTGAACTACCAGATGTTCCACTAGAACCGCTTGTACCTGATGTTCCACTAGATCCAGATGTTCCACTAGAACCACTTGTTCCTGATGCGCCTGAACTACCAGATGTTCCACTAGAACCGCTTGTGCCTGATGTGCCTGAACTACCAGATGTTCCACTAGAACCACTTGTTCCTGATGCGCCTGTGGCTCCTGAACTACCAGACGTACCACTAGAACCTGAACTGCCTGAACTACCAGACGTACCACTAGAACCTGAACTGCCTGAACTACCAGATGTTCCACTAGAACCGCTTGTGCCGCTTGTTCCGCTAGAACCACTTGTGCCGCTTGTTCCGCTAGAACCACTTGTGCCTGAACTGCCTGATGATCCGCTTGTGCCCGAACTACCAGATGTTCCACTAGAGCCAGACGTTCCACTAGAACCTGAACTGCCTGATGATCCGCTTGTGCCCGAACTGCCTGATGATCCGCTTGTGCCCGAACTACCAGATGTTCCACTAGAGCCAGACGTTCCACTAGAACCTGAACTGCCCGATGTACCACTAGACCCACTAGAGCCAGACGTGCCACTAGAACCAGATGTACCACTAGAACCAGAAGTGCCTGAACTACCAGATGTACCAGATGTACCACTAGAACCAGATGTTCCGCTTGTTCCACTAGAGCCAGATGTTCCTGAACTGCCACTTGTACCTGATGTTCCACTAGATCCAGATGTTCCTGAACTGCCGGACGTTCCGCTTGTACCAGAACTACCACTTGTTCCGCTTGTACCAGAACTGCCGCTTGTTCCACTAGAACCACTTGTGCCTGAACTACCAGAGGTTCCGCTTGTGCCACTAGACCCCGAAGTGCCTGAACTACCTGATGTTCCTGAACTACCTGAACTACCTGATGTTCCGCTTGTGCCACTAGACCCCGAAGTGCCTGAACTGCCAGATGTTCCTGAACTGCCAGATGTACCACTTGTGCCTGAACTGCCGGACGTTCCACTAGAACCTGATGTTCCTGAACTGCCGCTCGTTCCACTAGAACCTGATGTGCCACTAGACCCTGATGTTCCTCTTGTTCCACTAGAGCCGGATGTTCCAGAACTACCTGATGTTCCTGATGTTACACCAAAAAAACTAACACCGCTTGTACCTGAACTACCAGATGATCCTGAGCTACCAGATGTACCTGTTCTACCACTAGAACCTGATGTTCCACTAGAGCCTGATGTGCCTGAACTGCCAGATGTTCCCCTTGTTCCACTAGAACCAGAACTACCAGAACTACCAGAACTACCAGATGTTCCTGTTGTGCCCGATGTTCCACTTGAACCTGAACTACCAGAACTACCAGAACTACCAGAACTACCCGATGTTCCTGTTGTGCCCGATGTTCCGCTAGAACCTGAACTGCCTGATGTTCCCGTTGTGCCAGATGTTCCGCTTGAACCTGAACTGCCTGATGATCCACTAGAACCGCTAGAACCTGAACTGCCTGATGTACCAGAACTACCGCGTGTGCCTGATGTTCCACTTGAACCTGAACTACCTGATGTACCAGATGAACCAGATGTTCCGCTAGAACCACTAGACCCTGATGATCCACTTCTGCCTGAACTACCAGACGTTCCTCTTGTACCTGATGTTCCAGACGAGCCGTCAACACCAGATGTGCCTGATGTTCCAGACGAGCCGTCAACACCAGATGTGCCTGATGTTCCATCTATACCAGATGTACCCGAACTACCTGACGAACCGCTAGACCCCGATGTTCCTCTTGTTCCACTAGAACCGCTTGTACCTGAACTACCAGCTGTTCCGCTAGAACCGCTTGTACCTGAGCTACCGCTAGATCCACTTGAACCACTAGAACCGGATGTTCCGCTTCTGCCTGAACTGCCTGATGTTCCGCTAGTACCTCTTGTTCCACTAGACCCACTTGTTCCACTAGACCCATCTATACCAGATGTTCCGCTTGAACCACTAGATCCCGATGTTCCTCTTGTTCCACTAGAACCACTAGAACCACTAGAACCAGATGTTCCCGAAAATCCAGATGTTCCATCTATACCTGATGTGCCTGAACTACCGTCTATACCTGATGTGCCAGAACTACCAGACGAACCACTAGATCCACTAGACCCTGATGTTCCTCTTGTTCCTGAACTACCAGAACTACCAGAAGATCCACTAGAACCTGAGCTGCCTGAACTACCAGAAATGCCGCTTGTGCCCGATGTTCCGCTTGTGCCTGAACTACCAGAAGATCCGCTTGTGCCTGAACCACCGCTTGTTCCACTTGTTCCGCTTCTAAAAATATCAACATCATGATATGTTATATCATTTACAACAATATCAAACATTTCACCGTTATAATCATCTGTATCTACATAAAATGAAAAAAGACCTTCACCATCAGATGTTATTTGCGGTGCCGTTTCAATTGCTGTAACGGATGTAGCCGTCAAATAAATTTTCGCTGGTGTCAATGTCCCAGCAACATATATGTAAACATCTACATTAGGAACAACATTACCATATGTTTCTCTTGTACGTCCTATAAAAATCTTTCTCATTATATTCCCTCAGTTTGAATAATGAATATATCAGCGACACAATAGGTTTCCATAAAATCTAAAAGAATAACATTCAATAATACAGGTATATCTGTCCCTTTTATTTCAAAATCTATATCTATTGACGAGTTTGCAAAATCAATTCCTTTTTTTATTTCAAACGCCAAATCAAAAGACGAATTTATTACTTCAATGTCCGTTTTGACTATTTCAAAATTTAACTCCGGCGAATCATCAACAATTTCAATTCTATGTGATTGTTCCATTAAGATAGCTCTTCAATATTTAATATAGTTTTATGTTTATATATCAAACTATTTTTTGTCAATGTCCATATGATAAAATAAATCCCTTTCGTGTCGGTTACGGTCGTTGGCACCGTTATTTTTACAACATTACCCACAACCATTGCCGTTGCTTCTGCCATAACTGTATCACCAGAACTATTTTCTATGTGACATGTTGCTGTGTCTATATTGAAATCTTCTTCTTCCATATCTCTGACAGTAACTTCTACTGTCCTATATTCGTTTTCGTAAAATTTCATATATGTGTTTGACATTATAAACTCCTAAAAAATTACCTTGATGTTCTATATTTATACAAATACTTACTTAAACTTTTTGCAAATATGTTTTTATGTGCGTGTGGATTTCTCTCTTTCATTCTGTCTGTCAAAATTGCCAATTGTTTCATTGCTGACATAGAATAATCTCTCGTCCATGTGGAAATTACTTCGTCAACTACCTTGTCCATTGGTATCTCACGACCATATTTTATAAGGTTTTGTTTCAGAATATATCGTCTAATAGCAACTTTCATAAATGGCCATGTGCTACTAACTTTGTTCCATGTTAGTCTTACATTCCCGTTATTCCGTTGAAGCAATGGCAACCACATATTGACAAATTTCTTTCTATAGTTTCTAGGTATATACGAAAGATTAATACACTGGGCGTATGAGTGAACATGACCTGTGTTTGGATGTGTGCCATGAACATAATTTAACATAACAACTGTTGGAATCGGATCATTTTTATATGATTTGTAATAGAACGAATAAAAATGTCCTGACCTGAGCCAAAGCATTCCTTCCCTAACTTTAAGACTTGCTGTTAACATACCATATCACCAATCCTTTTATTGATAAAATCATCAATCATTGTAAAGTCTTTATTTTTAATCCAATTATGATGATCAATAACCAATAGATCTATATTTAATTCCTTACATTTTTCTTTTTTAATATTATCTTTATACTCCACATATTCTCCTTCATGCCAGTGGATAGCATTATATTCAATTGCCTTGTTTATTTCTGGTAATAATATATCAAGTTCTAAAAATCTACCACTTTTAGGATTAATAACGGTTGACCTATCACCTGATATTACTTCATAATTATATTTATCCTTTATGTAATTACAAATTTCGACCTCTGGTTTAGATTTTTGAATTGACAATGCACATATCGGACATCGTTGGCCTTGTTGAAAACTATTATATCTCATTGTAAATTGATGTTTTTTAGGGCACATTAATCGTATATCATTGAACGCCCCTATATATTCTGATGATAATAATGAATATCCCTCTTGTTCAATAAATTCTTTTATATCATCATATGGTGTTCTTCTTTTTTCTCTTGCACATGTTGGACATCTTTGACCTTGATGAAACGCCGAATACCTCATTTTAAATATATGTTCATTTGGACATTTAATTTTTAATTTATCTATCGCTTTATTGTATGTATCACTCAATAACACATATCCGGCATCCTCTATATATTTTTGTATAACATCATATGAAGTCGAATTACTATTGGCTATTTTAGTATTTTTACATTCTGGATGATTACATCTCGTTCCTTTCAAAAAATTATAAAACATCGGATAAAAAGTATGACCTTTTGGGCACATTACTATCAATGGCCTCACTGATGTTTTATATTCTGTACTCAATAATTTATAACCTTCAACACTGTTAATTGTATCCCCAACATGTTTATAAGTTAATTTTTTACACATATTTTACCCCTTTCCATCTTTGAATAAATCCTTTTCAGTTAAAATACGAAATGTTATACCATATTTCCTACAGAATATTTCTGCTGCTTTCCATTTGGCTATGTTGGTTTGCCATGTGCAAAATTCATACATAACCGTTTTATCTTTTTTATTGCCGTGTTGTGTTGGAACTACAGTTTCTTTATATGGTTTTATTTCAATAATATAATTTTGGATTCTTCCGTTTGTATCCTTTACACTCATTGCAAAATCTGGAAAATATCTTCTGTTTTTCTTTTTGATTGGGTCATAGTATGGTATTTGTAATGATTCAGATGACCATTTTATTATGTTTGGATTTGAATCACACCACTTACAAAAATTGGTTTCCCAACTTGATCTACATACAGGCAATTCTTTACCAAAATATTTTTCTTCGTTTATCGGCGTATATCGGGCATGTTTAGTAGGATTGAATGTGCTTGAATGATATCCCATGTTTTATCCTATTTTTTTAATGTGTCTTCCATTTTTAGTAGTGCATCGTAATATTTTGGAAATTCGTTCAAATGTGCCAAAGCAATTTTAGCTGTCATAATTGGGTCATCATCTGTAATATTTGTTTCCGGTGACTTTGTGCCGTGTTCAAGTTCAATATTTAATCCAATTTTAAATTGTTCTACATCAAATTTATCAAATTTGATGTTCAATTTTTTACCTATCTCAACAGCATCGTTGGTTGAAAAGGATTTCTTTTTTTCTTCGTTTATAAATGAATTGAATTTCATTATATAATTCCTCCGGCACCAACGGCTCTTTCTTTACTATATTCATCTGGGCTAGTTTTTTTCCAATCAAGCCATCCTTTGATGTATTTGCCTGATACTAATAACAACCAAAAAGCCGCATAAAATGCTATTGCTTTACCGCTATATTCGGTTCCTTTTAGCATTTTATCAAATTCAAGCCAGACTTGAAGTGCTGGATAAAACGCCAATGTTGGAAACATTTCTGTTTTTAACAAGTCCCACCAATGCTTTGCATCCTCGTTTATTGCTACAGATTCTTGTTTGTTTTTTGATTTGTAGTATCTCATGTTTGTTGGTATGCCCAATTCTTGCTCTAAATCGAAAAGTTCTTCTTCTCTCGCTGTCTTTTTCAAATCTTTTACATCAATATTAAGTTTTTTTGATAACGCTAACAGTTTATCTGGATCAACACATGATAGAATTTCTTTGAATGACATTTCACATTCTTTTTCAAATTGGGTGTATGTCATTTTTGATATTTCCTTTTTAATCTTACCAAATGCTGTTAAAATCCACGTTGGTAGTGACATTTCATTTACCATATATTTTTGTAATCTCATTAGTTTATCCTCTCTGTATCTCCGTTTTTCTTTACATGATACGCTTCAAATGTTATAATCTTATCATCTGATATATTTTCAGGTATATCATATGTTTTTCTTATTTTATCAATAATATCTTTTGGCACATCATCTCTAATAGATAAAAATGCTTGGCAATTTTCTAAAAAATCATCATATATTCTTGTTCTACGATATACACCACTTTCCAGATATTCTATAATTATTCTTTTTTTGGCGTCTGGTATGCGCTCGCTAGGTGTTTTTTTGCTTCCTGCTCGAACAATATATGTCTTATCTATTGGAAATCCTTGTTTTCTAAATGTATTCAAAAATTTTTCTTTATCGTTCATATCTTCTCTGGCTGTAAGAAGAATAATTTTCGATCCTTTTACGCTCGATTTTTCTATTATTGTACTTATTTTATCTAACATTTTTTTGATAGGTTTGGACGTTTCATAAAAAAGTTTACCACTGAAAAATTCATCAAAACAAAGAGTTTCCCCTTCTTTTAGTTTATAAGCGTTATATTCTGCATTAGTCAAGGATCTTATAAGTTTGTTATCTTTCACTACACCTATTGTAGCATGTGTATAGAATAATGTTTCATCAATATCAACAAAGGTTATCCCAAGACCGTCATCATTTTGTTCATTTATGAATTTTTTCAATCTCATTATTTTACGCTCCGTATTGTGCCGCCATCTTGAACATGCCAAGATTCAAATTGAATTACATCTTCATCAGGAACGGTTTCATCAAGATCATATGTTTTTCTGATTTTTGTTATAATTTCTTTTGGAAGGGAATTGCCTAATGATAAAAATTCTTTACATACGGTTAAGAAATCATCGAACACTCTTGTTCTTCTATATAGGCCGGTGTTCAAATACGATAAGATTATTTCTTTTTTTGCTTGCCAAACAGTAACATTACCTGTTTGTTTATTTCCGGCTCTTTCAACGTATGCTTGGTCTATTGGGATGCCTTCTTGTCTAAATTTTTCAAGAAACAATTCTTTATTATCTAAGTCACGTCTTGCTGTTAAAATTATTACTTTCGATCCTTTGACCTCTGTATGCTTGATAATTCTGGCCGCCCTTTTTACCATTTTTTCTATTGGTTTAGATGTTTCATAAAATAATTTTGAACTTCTAAATTCTTCAAAGTCAAAGGATTCGCCGTCTTTAATTTTATAAGCATTAAATTCGCTGTTTGATAATGCTCTTATTACTTTTCCATCTTTGATGACATTTATTTTAGCAAAGGTGTTGAATAATGTTTCGTCAAGATCAATAAAGGTGATTCCAAGACCGATATTCTCTTTTTCCGATAGATATTGATTAAGACGCATTAATATTTTTCTCCATAATAAACGATGTTGTTTGGTATTATTTATATAAATAGTTCTAAAGAAATTATACATGAGGTTATAAAAATGCGTTTAAATTCATATTTGGATGAAAGTCAGAGTGTTTACGGGCCTGGCATAACATTCATGGATATTGATGACACAATTCTTAAAACATACGCCAGAGTTCAGATAAAAAAAGATGGCAAAACACTCCAACGATTACGAAATCATGAATACTTGACATATACGCCAAAAGAAGGCGAGGTTGCTGATTTTTCAGAATACTCTGATGCTGATGTATTTTACAAAACATCTGAACCTGTTGATCCCGTAATAAAAAGAATTCAAAAAATGTTTGTAAAATTAAAAGAACGTGGTTCTCGTATAGTAATAGTGTCTGGTAGAGAAGATGCTAATGATAAAAATAGATTTTTAGAAACATTCCGAAAATTTGGTGTTCCTATTGATGACATATATGTAGAAAGAGTTGGCAATGATCCGGCAGCGGTAAAAGACCTTCCTCATGCAAAAAAGAATGTTATACTAAAATATCTTAGTTCCGGTTTATATAGAAGGGCTCGTTTAGTAGATGACAGCACGGCAAATTGTGAAGTGTTTTTAGAATTAGAAGATGATTTGCCTGATAGTGTTTTAAATAAAATTAGAGATAAATATAATGTGCCTGATGGTGAGACACCAATAAAATTTTATGCACTAAAAGTATTGAAAAACGGGTCATTACAACAAATTGAACGAAATAACTAGAATGTTATAACAGGAATATAAAAGATGAGATTAAAAAACTTCCTAAAAGAACAAGATGGTGGTGCAACACCAGGCGGCGAAGGATTCGTTGATGCTGGTACAGGAACAACAACCAAAAACATTGAGCCTTTTATTAGTAAAATAGGTACTGCCCCAGTTAGTCGATTCAAAAAGAAGAAAAAGAAACGTATATTCTATAATGAATCCAAAGATAATTTTATTATGGATATATATGACGTTTTATCTAATAATACATTGAACGAATCCCTTGTTCCTGATTTTATATTCAATAATATCAAGTCCGTTGGTGATAAAATAGGGTTCAAAATAAAAAGATCCGATACTTTATTCAATTATATTGGTTACGCTGAACGAGAAATAGTTGAATTGTTCAATCTTGTTTGTTTATATATTATTGCCGGCCCTACGGATAAATCATCTTTGAAATCGGAGATTAAAAAATCGGTATCGGGTATAAACAGAAAAAGATTAGTTGCCTTTTTCATTCAAGCAGACAAATTAACACTTGGCCTTGTTGCATTTGTTGGAAAAATTATTCAGAATATTACAGGGGTTGAAATAACATCATATAATAAATGGGTTAGTAATATAGAATATATTATTGTCCATTTAGATGATGTAAAAAGTGTGTTAGATACAATGAATCCAACACCAGAAGAAATATCGGCCTTTGATAATCTTTATAATTTGATATTGAAAACGAAAAAAGAAGTTGAGGATATAAAAAAGTAGGAGAAATATGATACTGGGTTATATTAAAAAATTGTGGAATGGCAGGTCGGTTGTTATTGATAAACCGGATGTTGGTTATGTTCAAGTTGAATATACATGTGATGAAACAACATGTGTCAATAAAAAGAAAATTCATACATCAAGATATAGTTCTATGGTTGATATGAATAAATGGAATAATATAAATCATCAAATGTGTCGTTCTTGTAGAACACGTAAATCTGAGAAATACGTGAAAAATGCATTGATAACATATGATTTAATTGTTGATAATCTTAAACGTGAAAAATATATAATTATTACAACCAAAAAAGAATTTGAAAACTCATTGAGGCCATCAGCAACACAATTGAATGTAATATGCTCTAATGGTCATAAACATAATATATCATGGAATAATTGGAAAAATAAAAATCGTAGATGTGGTCAGTGTGAAAAAGAAAAACGATATAACAATGCTGTCAAATATAAAGAAGGATATATTGAATATAGATTCCTTGTAGATCAAGAAACAAGAAAAACATACAAGGCATATAAACAAATAATAGATCCTAATAATATAGGTAGAAGTTATAAATATCACTTAGACCACAAATATTCGATATATCAGGGGTTTATTGATAATATTGATCCCAAAATAATAGGATCTATACATAATCTACAAATGTTATCTTTTGATACAAATATATCAAAAGGGTCTGATTGTTCAATAACAAAGGAGAAATTAATTGATGAATGTCTTGGAAAAAATTGAATACATAGAAAAATGTAAAAGAATAGATGAAAGCGGTATCCGAAACATGAAAGAATTGGCCAGGACACACAAAACGGCGGAAATCTATTTTCATCAAGATTTGGATGGCGTGGCTTCAGGAATCAGTATTAAAAATTATCTTGAACGATATGGTATCAAAACAGTAGATACACATGTTATTCAGTATGGCGAACGTGAATACGCTGTACCCAAACCACAAGACAAAACCCTTCATGTTCTTGTAGATTTTGCCCACTCTAAAATAATTATGCAAATTCATACCGACCATCACGATGGGCAGGTAGGTGTTTCAAAGAACACATCAACATCGTTTGTTCATACGCCATCTAATGCTGCCTATCTTTCTGCCATCCTCAGCCCATCAGATGCTTTCCCACAGGAAGATTTGAATCTTATCTCAATGGTAGATAGTGCTGATTTTGCCAAAAATGATATAACACCTGATGATGTTATGAGAGCCGCTTTTCAAGTAAACAAGAATATTGATGTTGCTAGAAATAGAACCTTTATGGGCCTTGTTGCTAATAAACTTATTCTTGCCTATAAAAATAAACCTCAATTTATGGAAAAATTAGTAATGATGGCGGCACCGTCATTGGTCAGTATGTACAATACAACCAAATATTTAGCAAAGAAAGAAGGATATAGGGCGCCAGAAGAATTACAGGCGGCTATGGATAATTATGTTGGTATTCAAAAAGGAAAAATTAGAAATTCTAATAAAACATCGGATGTCAAAACACTGAAAACGGGAGATTCGATAGAATTTGGCCCAGTTGTTGTTCAATATGGTTCAAGTGCTCTAATGAGTCCTAAAGTATTATATGATAGATACACCGTATTCAAAAATCATCCTGATTCTGTATTTTTAGTTATGATGTGGCCGTTAGGTCTATTACAGGTTACAAAAAATCCGTTCAAGAAAAATTCGCCAGAAGTTGCAGACCTTCATCTTGGTCAATTAGCACAAGGGGTGTTGGAAAAATCTAAATCAAAATTACAACAAATAGAAGTTTCATTAGAATATATCAAGAGAACCTTTGAAAAGAAGGCCGATGCTGATTCGTTGGGATTTACTTTCAATGATTTCTTGGCTCTTTTTGAGAAATATGCGAAGGGGATTGAAGGAAAAGATTCATGGAAGGCCCTTATTGCTGATATAACTAATAAACATTATGATGATTTATCATTCAAACAGAAGGGTATATTGAAAAAAGTTAGTGTAACTGCTTGGGATGTTATTCAAGCACAAAGTGGTGGTCATAAAAATATTACAAATATTAGTGGAATAAACTTTATTGGTAAAGGATATGTTGATATAATGAAAGGATTTGCTATGGATGTTGTTGATATATTGTCTAAAATGGATGTATAATCCTATTTGACAATGTACATCAAGCCATATATATCCGGCTGCCCTGTTGCTAATGCATATTTTACCACATAAAAAACCAATAGTAAACTAGGAGAAATAAAATGATAGACGAAAAGATTGAAAAGTATTTGAATGAAAAGGCAAAGGGTGGCGGTGGATTTCTTGATAGAGATAAATTATCATCACAATCAAAACAAGCACTCAAAAATCTTGAAGCTGCTTTGAAAAGAGGCGATGATGTTTCTAAATTTCTTGAACGACTGTTGATTGTTGTATATAGTGATGGATATTCGGACGGTTCTGACAATAAATAAGTATAATAGGATATAATAATGGGCAGACTTAGAAATTTTTTATCAAACACTAAACTATTGGATTTTCCAGGCTTTAGGCAAACATATAAATGGAATTGTGGCACGACTTCACTCAATATGGTATTAGCATATTATGGTAATGATATCAATGAAGTAGAACTGATAAAAACATCAGAAGCAAATAAAGAAATCGGAACACCAATAGAAGGACTCAAAAAAGCAGCCAAAGGACATGGCTTGAAATTCAAAGAAGATTATAACATGACCACTGACGACCTTAGAAAGAACGTTGATGCCGGCCATCCAACTTTGATTATGATTCAGGCATGGTCTAAACTTGACAATCCCGATTGGAAAAATGAATGGGATCAAGGACATTATACCGTTTGTATAGGATATGATGAGAAAAAACTTATTTTTGCTGACCCAATATCAATAACCAGAGTATTTTTGAGTGATAGTGGACTAAATTCAAGATGGCATGGTTTTGGTGATGATGGTAAAAAGATTGGAAAATGGGGATTAACTTTTACTAATACACCTAAATATGATAAGAATGATATAGAGGAAATGGGGTAAAAAATGATAACTTTTGACGATTTTGTAAATGAAGCCATAGATGATGATATTCGTGTTGTTGTTATAACAAGTCGTAAAAAATCTGGCGGATATTTCAAAACTTCTGGTAAAATAAAGAAAATATGTGATGATATGGGCATAAAAAATTATATTGCCTATGCTGAAGAAGTGTTTCTTGATAAAGATGATGAAGGCAAACTTCGATTACATAACACAGATGATAAAAAAGGATTTAGAATTAGTAAAAACAATACAGTCGCTATCATAAGAAATAGTGTTACAAAAGGCCAAGCCAGTCTTGATTTTGTATCACAACTGGAACGATATGGTATTTTTTGTGTAAATTCACGTCAAAACATAGAAGAATGTTACGATAAGTATCGCACATATTTGAAGATGTCTGACGCTAAAATTTCTACGCCTAAGACGGCACTTATAACAAGCGAACACGGTATTGAAGCCGGATTCAAAAAAGTTGGCGGAAAATTCCCTTGTATTATCAAAACACTTACAGGTGAACAGGGGGTTGGTGTATTTCTTGTTGATTCCGTAGAAGGCATGAAATCAACATTACAAACCATTTGGAAGCTAAAAGAAGGAACAGAGGTTATAATTCAAGAATTTTTAAAAGCCGAATATGATATGAGAATACATATACTTGGAGGCAAGTATATTGCTGGAATGAAACGATTCAAAATCAAAAAGGATTTTAGGTCTAATTATTCATTGGGCGGATCAGTAGGGGAACTAAAGATAACAGAGGATGTAGAAAATTTAGCAATCTTAGCTGCTAAATGTGTTGGTTCTGTATGGGCAGGCGTTGACATACTCAAAACTAAAGACGGAAAATTATATGTTCTTGAAATCAATGCTTCGCCGGGTACGGATGGCATAGAAAAGGCCAGCGGAATTCCTGTAACAAAGAAAGTAATAAAATATATAACAGACAGAGAAAACTGGTTTAGAACACCAACCGAATGTGGCTATATTGAAAATATTACAATTGAAGCCATGGGCGACATGAAAGCAAAAATGGATACGGGTAATGGATCATATTGTGTTATTCATTCTGATAAATGGGAAATCAAAAAAGATGGATATGTAACATGGACACATTTAGGTAAAGAATTTGAACATAAGTTAGATGGAATGAAGAATGTTAGAACGATGGGCAAAATGGAAGAACGTCCATCTGTATTATTGAACGTAATCTTCAATGGCGATACATATAAAGATGTAAAGTTTACAATTAGTAACAGAGAAAATATGAGCACGCCTATTTTATTGAACAGATCATTTATCAAACAGGCAAATTTAGTAATAAATCCGGCTAAACGATATGCTCTTTCGTTGGGTGGGCCAAAAAAAGGCGATAAGAAAGAAGATATAAAAGAAAGCTCTGGAATCAGAGGATGGTTATTATAGGAGAAAACGATGAATGTTAATGAAAAAATTGATAAATATTTGAAAGAAGAATTGGAAGTTGATGATGATACATATACATTTGATATTGGTGGTTTCGATAAAGATGTAACACCGGATGATGAACGAATATTCAAATCTATAAATTATGATACAGGTAATGTTGTGGTACATGTGCATTTATATCAAGGTTGATGCCAGATTACGAGGAATTTACTTATTGTAAAAACTCTGCTGTATTAAGTCTTGTTAATAATGTAGGAAAAAACACAAATATGAAACCAATTAAAAAGATAGCAACAAAATGTTGGTTTAGTTGTAAAAATTGGAAAGAACATAATGATATGTATAGTCAGGGAGGATAGATAATGAGAACAGAGGAAATAGTTGATAAATATTTGAAAGAAGATGCTGGTGATCCTGTGTTCTTTGGTTTGAATGAGTTTGATAAAAATCAAGCCAGAAAAGTCAATTATGAAAGCGCGAAGTGTTGTAGTAATTGTAAATCTCATTTTGGATCTGCCAGTGGTATTGCATGTAATTCTTTGGCCATGAAAAAATATATAATGTCGTTTCTTGCTGAAGATGTATATGAATCATTTGTTACTAAACCAGATATGATTTGTAAATTTCATTCAAATAAATAAAAAGTAAAATATTAAGGAAGGTTATTATAATGACCAGATGGAATGGGTATTTAATAGAACAAGGTAAAGCAAAGCCCGATAAAAAGAAAGAAGATGAATCACCAAAACCACCAAAAGATTTGGACGGTTCTGGTATTCCTATCAATGATAAAGGTGAACGCGACCATACAGGCACAGGGGTAAATCCAGAAGATGCGTGGAAAACACCTGAACAACGAGAACAAGATCAGGCAAATGCCCAAATAAGCCAAAAAGATCAAGAAGAACAAAAGATACAAGCTGAAATGGATAAACTTCAAGCTAGACATGATTTGATTCGTACAAAATTAGGCAGAATTTTAGCAACACCCAAAGAAATTGAAGAATTGGACGATGAACGCGATGAACAAGAAAAATTAGATGCTAAAAAAGATCAACTTAAAAAAGAAAAAGATAGTAAGGAAGTTAGTAAACTTGAAGAAGCCTTGACTAATGTAAAAAAAAAGACACCACAAAAGCCGGTAAAAAAAGGAACAGCGCAAACACCTGTAAAAAAAGGAACAACAAAATCTAGTGCTCGTGATGTTCTTATAGCCAAACTTCAAAAACAAGGATATGAGGCTAAGGCTAGGGGGGTATGGGCAACACCGTCAGGCAAAAGAGGTAGAATAACAGATGATGATCGATGGGAAGATATACAAGATGATGAAAAAAAATCAAAGACATCTGGAGGAAAAGAAACTAAAAAGGGGCAAGGGGCACAGATGACGCAAGGAACAAAAGCATCTGGATCTGTAAAAGGGGCAAAAGCATCTGTTCCTATGTCACAAGTAACGGCGAAAAAAATTGCTGCGAAAGAAATGGAAAAAGTATGGGATGAAGAAAAAAAAGAAAAAGAAAAAAAAGAAATGAAAACATTGAAGGGCGATGAAAACAACAAAACAGGATCAAAACCAAAAAAAGGGCAGCCACCAAAAGAACCACATGTTACAGTTCAAAATGAAAAAGATTTTAAAAAAATTAGAGGAAAAATATCAAAAGAAAAATTAGAAATAAATAGTAAAAATTTTCCACCACCAAAAAATGGATGGGCAAGTAAATTGCGAGTAGAAGAAACGGTTGTTTTTAACGCATCAACAGGAGAAACAACGTATCATTATCATAATAAAACATTAGAAAAGGTTTCTGAATTTACATCACAAGAGTTTAAAGAAGGACTTGGAAATGATACTAAAAAGTCTAAATTTTATGATAAAAAACTTGATGGGACGCAAGTCTTTGTAGATAAAGAAAATAGATGGGAAATGCCAGATGAAATATTGAAAAACGCGAATGTGCCCAAAAAAGTTTTGGATACATTTACGGCAATGATGAATGCAAGAATGATTACAGGTAAAGCGCCAGGATTGTCGTTTATAATGAATGGAGAATCTGGCGGTGCTGGCACTATAAATTCACAAGCTGGCGAACTTATGACACAAATATTTACAGGATTGAATGACGATAAATCAGAAAAATTATATAACCATATAGTAAATCATTTAGAAAATTTGAAAATAAATGACGCAGAATCAACATCTAAATATGGTCATGTTGTCAAAATAGAATGGGTTCATGCGGCATTAAATAATAAACGATCTATTTATAATCAAATAAAAAGTGTATGCCCGTCAGCCAAACCAAATGAATCAATAAAAAGCTTATTTTGGGATAATTCTTCACAAGCAAAAGGGGCCGGATTTAATAATTCAGAAGAAAACAAAGAAACATCAACTGATATATATGTAAAGATTCGTTGTAAAAACGAAGATTTGTTGGAAGAATGTTCGTTGAAGAAAGGCCTCAACGCAATGTTTAATAACGGATCAACCGGCGATTTAGTTAAAGGCGTCAAAGGCATTGAAGGAACCGATGCCGATAGTTATGTTCATGCTGACCAGCAAAAAAGGCAACTGTTTGACTATTATAATAAGAAAAAACAAGATAGAATTAATGATCTTATGCGTAGTGATAGTATCAAAAAGAGTAAAGAAGGAAAAGAATTGTTGTCATTGCTAAAAGAAAAAAGGATGACACTTGAAACAGCAATGAATGAAAAGGCTTCTGGCGATACACGAACAAAAAAGAATATAATGAATACGTCATTAGCTGTATTGATGGCTCATGGAACTAATGAAGAAAAAAAATCAGCAAAAAAATTATATGATAAATTGACAGAAGATGACAAAAAGCTTGATGCTGGTATTTATAGAGCAATAAAAGTTAATCCAGAATTGAGAGAAAAGGTTTTAAATATGGTAAGAGATAAATTACCATTAGCTGGTGCATTTGTAAATAAAGAATTTATGTCAATTGGCGACAATACAATAAATAAAGACGTGTTGGCAACGATTTTTGGTGTTGATAAATGGTCAGATGTATTAGATAGTATAGAGATTGAAGAAAATAAAAATGGATTTAGTGTTGTATATAAAGCAAAAAATAAAAAAGGTAAAACATTTGATATCGCTGATATAGTGAGTAGACCTGATGGCAATCATATTGGCGGGCATCACAAATTTGAAGTAAAAATGAACACTTCTTTTGGTAAAGAAGTAGTAGCTGCAAATAAAAAACATTATCCAAATAGCCTTTCATGGGCGCCAGAAAGAACACAACAATTGGAAAATGAAAAAAGAGCAAACGGAGTAAAACAAAAAATAGAAATGGGGGATAATGTCAATATTTTTATGCAAAACAGAAAAACATTATATGAAACAATCAATAGAGAACCAGATGATCTTACAATTTCAAATGAAGATGATTATGAAACGGACGAAGATATTGAATGGCAAGAACATATGGATAATTTAGCAAATAATATAAAAATGGATGATGACCAACAAATTACATATAATATGGATTTTAAGAAAAATGAACAAAGTTCTATAGAAGAATCAAAATTGAAAACGCATTTTGAATCATATGAATTACAAGAGGATGATTAATTTTCTTGACAAATATATGTTTTTTTAGTATAATACATAAATGGAGGAAAAAATGGAAAAAATTTTAGGACAGCTGACGGAACAAGAACTGATACAGTATAATGCCGGTGATAAAAGTGTTACTGATAAGTATTTGAAAGAAGGAACAAAAGGAATGCCAAACGATTCTGTTATCAAAAAACAAATTAGTGACACCGTTGATGGTTTTATTCAGGATACAATGGATTGGGCAATGAAATTCGACGAGAATTACATTATATGAAGGAAGAAAATGACTAGACTAAAAAAATATATCGTTGAATTTATAGAAAACGCTGAACAATGGGAAAAAGTACAAAACAAATATCCCATGATCAAATCAGCGGTTAAGATTATTATTAATATAACTAATATGGGATATAAAGCATATTTGGTGGGCGGAGCAATTCGTGATATAGTTTTGGGCGATGAACCACATGATGTTGATATTTGTGGAAACGCTTCATTGGATGAAATACGAAAAATGTTTGATACATACGATTTGAGCGGAGAAGAATTTGGTATTATTGGCATTAAACTTGATGGACACACATATGAATATGCTCAATTCAGATCAGACGGTAAATATGCTGATGGCCGTAAACCAGAAACTATAAAAATTGAAATGTCATTCAAAGAGGATGCTGCAAGACGAGATTTTAGCATTAACGCACTTGCCATTGATAAAGATGGCAATATTATCGACTATTTTGATGGTCAAAAGGACATAAAAAATAAAATAATCAGAGCCGTTGGTGATCCGGAAAAAAGATTTGAGGAAGATCACCTACGAATATTGAGAGCTGCCCGTTTTGCGGCAAAACTAGGATTTACTATTGACAAAGATACAAAAGCCGCTGCAAAAAAACTGTCATCTCACATCACTAAATTATCCCCCGAAAGAATCAAAGATGAAATTATTAAGGCGGCATCACAAGAAGGTAGTAAGTTTGCTGATTATATTTTACAACTAGATGAATTAGGAATATTAGAAATCATTTTACCGGAAATAACTAAACAAAAAGGTTATGAACATCATATAGAACATCATCCCGAAGGGGCATATGTTAGAAAAATATTAAAATAATTTTTTACTTTCGTGTAATAATACTGTAAGATTTTATAAATAGTATTAGGAGGTTTATTACATGAAACAAGATGAAAATTTAAAAATATTTTTAATTGACCTAATAGATAAACAGAAATTTAGATTTTGTAGAACAATTAAAGAGAAATACATTGATATAGAAAGAGAAATAAAAGAAAACACATCTTTTTTTAATAGTGAAGTATCTCTAGCAGAAAGAATATATTGCATATTAAATGATATTAAGAATATTACCGTATGTCCTATATGTGAGAAAAAGGTAGTATATAGGAATTATACACTTGGATACCGTAAGCATTGTTCATCCCGATGTTCACAATTGGATGAAAAAACAAAAGAAAAGTATAAAAAAACATATAATGAAAAATATGGTGAAAATGTTGATTGTAACTTTAAATTGAAGGATTTTTACAAAAAACAAAAAGTTATATTAAAAGAACGATATGGGGTGGAAAATGTTTCACAAATTGAGAATGTTAAAAATACTAAAAGAATTACATTTCAAAAAAATCATGGTGATATACCACATCCATTATGGGGTAACACATGGTATGATTTTATAACACCTTCTGGAATAAAATTTAAAATACAAGGATATGAAAGGTTTGCATTACCAATTCTTATAAATAAATATGGTGAATGTAATATCTTAATAGACTACAAAAGTATAAAAAATAAAATAGGCGAGATAACATATGTTGAAAATGATAAAAAATACCGCTATTATCCAGATTTTTTTATCATTTCAGAAAATAAAATAATAGAAGTAAAATCAAAATTCACATTGGAACAACATCTGGATAATTTAAAAAATAAAATGTGTGAATGTTTAAACCGTGGCTATAAATTTGAAATAATTATATTTGATTATAAAGGAAATGATATTACACATGAACAGGACATTAAACGAATCCTTAAAAAAATTGGGGCCACCTGAACCATATGATCCAAAAAACCCCGAACATAGTGATCCAACAAAATATGTATTATATCAAGGAACTGTATGGGATCATATGATTGCTGCGTTAAAAACAAATAAACTCGTTGATCCTATTGTAAACCTTGCAATCCTCCTCCATGACTGTGCTAAGCCAGTCACAGCAACCATCAGAGATCATGGTGGCACGGCATACTTTGGTCATGCTGAAGAAGGAGTAAGGTTGGTAAATGATATTGCGGATAGATTGAAATTATCCAATGATGAACGAGAAAAATTGATATTTGCCGTTGGAAACCACATGAAATTTCATTTGATATTAGATATGAAACCTAGTAAGATTGCTAAGTTGGTATCTGATGACAATTGGGATGTATTGGTTGCTGTTGCTATGGCAGATAATTATTCAAGAGGAAAGGACTTCAAATATAATATTGATTTTGAACATATTGTTGATAGGGCAATTGAAGTAAAAGAAAAATGGGGCCAAAAAGCCATGAACAATGTTATAAAAGTCGTCAGCGGAGATCATATAATGGAAATAACTGGATTAAAACCATCAAAAATGGTCGGAAATATAATAAAAAGTGTTACTGATTTTGTAATAGATAACAATATCAACCCATCAAACAAAACGGAAATGGATAATATAATTTTACAGGTTTTTAAAGAATTACAATAAATGTATTTTTCTACACCAACTTTGAATTGTTGGTTCAGGTATATTCATTTTTACAGATATTTTTTTATAGGAAATACCGTCTTTTCGTAATTCTAATTTTTGAATGGTTCTACCAATATAACATTTACCATTTACCACATTAGTTGCTTTATATATTATTCCGAACGATTTACCCATGATATTCACTCCTATAAATAGATTGAGAAGGGACAGCAGCAATCACTCCGCTGTTTCCAGTATGCTGAAACATCTGGATTACCTTCTATTACTATTTAGAGATTTTTATCTGCCAACCTCTGATAGATATTTGTATTTGACTTCATCAAATGTCATACCAATCAACCCATCATAAAACAGTATATTATTGTTGTTTTTGCCTTCTTTTACCAATTTTTCAATACGTTTACCAGCATATTTCTTTTTCCAGTAAGCAGATAAGGCATCAACTGAATTATCAAATTTTCTTTCACCTAAGTCTTCTGTTTTATTACATAAAAACTCATTGGTATTCTTATATAATTCACAAAAATACACACCACGACTAAAATCATTATTGACTGTTTTGACGTTCAGTTCTTTATGTGCCATTGATAATAAACGAGGACGAACATGACTTGCTGGCCCGCCTTTTCTTGGTGCCATCAATTCAGCATATTTGACAGGCATATTTTCTTTGATATATTTTTTTATTTCTACATAAACACTTTCTTCTGGTTCAACAGGTATCTTGCCATCAGATGGTTCACATGATTTATACATTTTTAGTCCGGTATATTGGCTTTTACCACCCTCTTTTACACTTGTATACAAGGATGTTGTTGTAACGCCTGCCAATTTCTCAGCATATTTGTTATTCCAAAAATCTTCAATAACATTGGATGTTGATAACATAGCAATCAGTTTTCCGCCGGTATAATTATATCCGAATGGTTGTGTTGGAACAATAGAACTGGCCATACATAGATAATTCAATTTATGGTCATCCATTTTATTTTTCATTGACCAGCCAATATACTTATCTCGGCCACCAATAGAAATGAAATCAGATCCTATTGATATAACACCCAAATACATTTGTGTTTTTTTATCTCTTACAAGAAATTTGCCAAATCTACCGGGCGATTGTGACCATATAGCCGTTGAGATCATTCTACGCAATATTGTCCATGTAGTTGATAGTTCTTTATTTGTAGCATTAACAACCAACACTTCTGGTTCTAAGTCTATGTAATCATTAGGTTTTTTAGGTATCCAGATATTATTTTTGATGTCAAGAATTTTTTGTTTATCGCTTATAGACCATTCAATACCATTCAACTCTTGCCATTTACGGTATAGAGTATAAGTTTGAACGCCCATTGAAGAAACGAATTTGATATTATCTTGAAACAGTTTTTTCAATGTTTTTTTATCCATTGTATCAGATGATTGTTGTTGTTCGATTACTGTTGGTGGTGCCATAGGGAGAACATCTGGAAATGTTTCAATATTTAATTCTTTAGGTTTATTTGGAACGGTTTTTATAATAGGTAATTCTATAATTTCCTTTTTTTTTGTGGTCGGCGTATTACCGAAAAACAAATCTAATCCTTTTGCCATATATTATCCTTTTATTTTTTAATTTTTCCTTTTACCCAAAAACGACTTGGTAGAAATATAATAACAACAAGAAATACCATAGCTAATATTATAAGTATTCTTCCAAGTATTTCCATATTAATTTTTATTATGTAGTATTTCAAATGCTTTCTTGATAGCAACTAAATTTCTATCAAGAAATGTTTCGCCGGCATGAAAATATTTAGCATAATCATATTCATCAATAATATCAACAACATCATGTGTTTTATCAAAATTGTTTCGGTTGATGGTGTATATTTCATTATTTTCGTTTGTAACTAACATGTCGGTTGGTGTCATTCTATATGTTCCGGCAGGTATGCAAATCAAATAACAGGAATCATTCTCATGCGTTATAGGATATCCTTTGTAAGTAAACGACCACGGCATTCCATTTACAATATTTCCATCGTGTATTATCCCATACGATACAAGTTCATCAAAGGTAATGGCGTCAACGATATCTGGTTTTTTTATATATTTCATATTTACCTCTTTAGTATATTGTTTGTTTTTCAGGGTTTGTGAGAATACGACTTTTTGATTTCATTCGTCCTTGTTTACTTTCAACATTCGACATTCCAAATCCTGATAGTGTTGATAGTCCTTCACAAGCAAGGGCCACATTTACATATAAATTCATGGCATGATCCCTGTCTGTAATCTTATCAATGCTTTTTCGATACATAATGATACGTTTCTTCAATTGAATGTCAGTATTCCATTCAATCATTTCCTCCGCCGTATCTAGGGCGCCTTCAATCCATCTAAGAATACCATCTAATGAAAAATATTTTAAGTCTTCCATGCCCAATGATAATATATATCCAATTGCATGTGTTCCGTCTTTTATATATCCTTGATACTCACCATTTACTTTTATTCTGATTTCGTCCACGTTTAATCTCCTTTTTTAACAATAAATACCCTATGGTCTAGGATTAGTTCTAATTCTTTTTCAACATCAGGCCAGTATAATTCACCATTATTACAGCCGGGCTGTGTCAACAAAACCGATTTGAATTTACTTCTTTCTATCATTTCCATCAATTCATGCGCCGACCTTTTGATAATTTCTATTTCGGCTTTTAAGGCCCAGCCAGGAATTACGTTTCCATGTAACATATTTCTTACAACGCCGGGACACCCTTCTTCTTTTTCCATATCAAATTTATCACGTTTTACGGGAAACGAAACAATATTTGTATGATTATCTGTCCATATTATTGAAACGTGATTACCGTATTGAGCCAATATTTTTCCTAATGTTTTTTTAACAGACGGATATCTTTGTGATGCTTCAAGAGCAATACCACGCCCCATAACAGCATGTCCATTAGATGCAACAAAACCATTTGTAGTGACACAAATGGCATCAACTACACCAACAAAATCCCATATGTTACATTTATAACAAAACATTCTTTTCCTTTATTTAAAAAACAATTGTATCATATTATCACTAGGTTTGTCAAGTTTTTTACATATTTTGTTGTGGTGAATGGTGGTTTATCACAATCTTTTCTTACACCCTTAGCTACCTGTTCCTTCCATACGCAATCAACATCTTTAGGATATCCACTTCTATTCCATTCAAAAGGCGATGTGGCTATTATCTTTTTCCATTCTTTTTTATCACATAATGGATATACATATCTGAATTGAAGCCCAAAGTATTTTACAAGACCCATTGAAATTGTGACGACATGTCCTTTATAAACTTGCCTATTTCTATATGGATAAACAACTGTATATAAATCAGAATTTTCTGGATCATCTTCAACGGATAATTCATGACATAATACTAAATCTGTTGAATATACCATGCTTGTTTCCATATGAATACAATTGGCATCATCCAAAAAATCCATTGAAGTGTAACGTGGGAGAATACCGGGCATCAGGTAACGTATCATTCCATGTCCTCCGCTGTCATATAAACTACGTTCTGCCATTTGTCGAATTTCTTTTGTAAAATGTACTTTCATATGTTCCTATTAGAAGAATAATTTCAAACTTTCTTTTGCTTTGACATATAATAGGTCGGTTTTACCCAATACTTTTAATAACATTTCACATTTATTCAAAAATGTTTTTTCAATCTGTCTAGTATAATCTACTTGTAACACCGAATCAAATTCCTTTGGCCATCTATTAAAGGCCATAGCATCAAATCCAAATTTGTTTTTCTTTACATAAAGAACCTTAACTTTTGCGTCTTCCATGATATCTTCATATTTTCCTTCTAATCCTAATATTTTCAAGAGAGCCCTATAATTAGCAACACCTTTTATTTGCATTGGTGTTCCTTTTACACTTTTACCATCAGGCCCAATATATTTTTTAGTATCATGAATACCAATGTTTGTTGATATAGCCTCTGGTGGCATACCTTGTAGTTCTTTTTTACACTTAGAAATCATGGTGGACAATTCATTATCTGATGAACCTTTGAGTATCATACTCATAATATCTTTTAAAACTGGGCGAACAACCTCTGGTGTATCAGACCGTACAATTTCAAGACCTGTAGTCTTTATTTTATCTACCGGATTTCTTTCTTCATCAACTATCCAAGCAGAATATTTCTTCTTTTTCACAAATAATATAGACTTGGCAATGATTTCCCGTTTGAATTTTATTCTAAAATCGGTTTCTGTCGAATTATAAACGGTTCGTTGCATTTCTCTATATGCCTTATCATTTACATAATCCTCTGTTACAACGGATATATTATGAATATGATTCATAATATATTCATCAGTTTTATTCTTCCACTCAACACCATATAAATCAAAAAGCCTACCAACATTAATAAACAACGAATCTGTGTCCATATATAAAATTAAATCAACATCTTCACTAGGTTTTTTTGTAATGTCACGTTCCATATTATTCAATACATCTAATAATGCTTTTGATGGTTTATTATACAATTGATTTACATATCGTTCAGATGCTTTGATTGTCTGCCTTCCACATGATACGATGGCTTCAGCAATGTTTGTATTGAAATAACGTGAGAATGGGACAGCCAAAATACCATAAGTTGAATTGAGAATAATTTTTAAAGCGTTTTGTAGACCTTGATACCTAGCAATTTTTTCTTTTGTTCGTTCAAAATCTTTTCCTTTCAATTCAGGTAACGATTTTTTCATTTTTATCATTTTTTTCTTTACTTCGACACGTTTATAGAACATAGATTTTTCAACGGTTGCTATTACGCCGGGAACGGTTGTAGAGAACACTGAACCACAAGGAGCGACACATAGGAATTTCTTTTTGAGTGCTTCTTGAAATATTTCCAATTTTCTACCAGAAAAACGAACCTTGCCAGTATCTTTCAACATATCAAATTCAGGCAAATCCCTATTCTTCATATGACTAATCATTTGATCTTCTGTGAATCCTATGATACGACCATAGTAAGTTTCATTTGACATGTTTAGTGTAACGATGGCAGTTGGATATGAACTGATGATATCAAGGTCAATAACCCATTTGTGTAATCCAGTCAAGGGCTCTTTGACAAATGCTGCAGGAAATCCCTCTTGAACACCACCATAAAATGTTGGAGCACATAATCCGTTTCTTCTGAAATATGTGATAAGAATGCCTTCAATTAGAGCAGTCTGTGTATGATAAAATTTCATCGGAGCTTTACATAACAAGGATAATGTTTGAATCAATTTGATATAACCAAGTTTTCCTTCTATTTGCCCAACACGATAAGCATCAATAATGTTATATTCAACATATAAATCCCAATTTTCATTATATAATTGTCTAAGGTCTTTATAGGCAGAGTAGTCCACCTTACCTTTTTCTAATTCATGGTTTGATACATAATCTAATGTGTATCGTTCTAGTTTTGCCGGTGAATACCATTTATAAACATCAAGATAATCAAGAAGTGTTACACCAATTATATCAGCATTGAACTCACCATCTTTATTGATCCATGTTCTTACATTACTAATCGGTGATAAATTGTTGGCTACCTTACTATCCTCACCAAATATTCTCAATGTACGATTGATAAGATATTGTATATCAAAAGATATGCAATTATGAACACGGACACCACTCGTTATAAAATAATTACTACTTGTTTTAATATCACCCATTTCAACAGTTTCATCTGTTTCTTTAATATCATCTATTTTTATATAATAACATTCATCAATTTTTTTAAATCTTATTTGTGATGCTTTTTGTGATGATGTTCTAGTATTTGTATTATACCTCATATTAGACCATCTATATGGATGGTTTAAATATAGTTTTGTTTCATCATATTCAATAAATCTCATGGTATTCTTACTTCGTGTAACAAATATACCATTCCATAAACAAAGGTCGTATAGTTTATCAATACCATCGGATGTATAATCACATAGTCCCATCCCCACATCACTTTTACACCCATCACCATCCAACACACCTGATAAAAATATGTAAAATTGTTCTTTTGATAATCTACTCAAAAGAGTTAAATTCAATGTTTTCTCACCGGCTTCATTATATATATAATCATAAACATCCTTGATTATAGAATGTTTTATATGGCGACTATATCCTTTTTTCCTATCACCACATATACTTGTTGTTACATAAGGTAATTGTTCTAATAATTCCGTATTTGATTGATATATTCTATACCCCTCACATTGTCGTGTCTTATCTCTCATTGATCCGTCTGTATAAATCAAACCGGCCATATATAATAAATTATTATCAATATCAATATTATCATTTTTATTTAAATCGAAAGGAACTTGAACAAAACAGGATTTATCTAAAAAAGGTATATCACTAACTTTCATATCCCCTTCATTTAGTATTTGTTTATTTTTACGATTTTCAGATAATTTTGTATACTTATTATTATCAATGTATTTTATAGGTATTACATGATCTGCTGATGTTTTCAAAATATGACCATTTGATAATTTTATTTCATTCACTTTTTTGAAAGATCGTGGATAAACAATATTAACCATATCACCACTTGGTAGTATATCACCTTTTGATATATCAGATAATAATACAATTTCTTTTTCTTTATATATCGTATTAGTAATAGGAATACAATTCCAACCAGTTATAACATCAGGGGCATATTTGTGCATAAATCCAAAGAATTGTTGTAATAATACTTCTTCATTCTTACAATGGATATAGGTCAGCCAAGGTTCTTTTTTATATTTACCATTATATTCTTTGATACCAAAGGTTGTTGTTTTATTTTCCAACATATTATATACTGAAATAAGAACAACAGGGGCCAACGCATCCTCAGCTTTAGGAAAAACATCTTGAAAATCGACTTCAATATCTATTGAGTAAATCTTCAATTTAGGATTTTCTATTTCATCATCAGGAATCTCATGATATCGTTCAGCCAGATATTGAATTTCTGGTCTTAGATTATTTTCTTTGCAATTAAGGTCAGATTTTTGGTAAATAAAGTAATCATTATATGTATTAAAAGTCTTTTTGGATACTGTATTACCTTCTATTGATTTAATAGTGCCGTTTTCATCATCTATGAACACATATGGTATCCATTTTAATTCATTATACTTATCTTTCCCATTTATTTGGCTCCATAAATGTATGTTGTTAGTTCTACTATTATAATAAACATTCTTGAACATTATCCACATTCCTTTTTATTTTACTTTTTATATATTTTGACTTATTGTTATTACCTAACATTGCATCACTCATACGTTTTTTAGTTTCTTCTGATTTTTTAATCCCCTTTCGGGCCTCACTTATTTTCTTTCTATGTTCTAAAGTATTTTTTCTACCCATTGCACTTTCACTCATTTTTCTTTTAGACTCATCTGTATGTTGTTTTCCCGAAAAACTTGGTGTTCTTTTTTTGGCTCTTTCACTCATCTTTTTTCTTGTTTCATCAGAAGGATTTGATGATCCTTCACCACCTTCTGTAAAATTACATAAAGGGCCTTTATGTAAATCAACCCTGCCTATAGTTTGTATAATATGTTTCTCAAGATTGAATGATATTTCCTCTGATATTTGATCCATAATTTTTATTATTATAGGATCACAACCAGTTTCTAACTGTATCTTCTTAATTTTATTTAAAATATGATTATTACTATGATAACCGTCTTTTATATGATAATATAACCTATTATTACTACCCTTACCAACATAGAATGGTTCATAATCAAACGAATATTCATCATAGATATAGGTGCCTGGCTTACGCGGATCAAGATATACATAAACATAAAATATTGGATTTACTTTCATTTGGTTCACCTCATAAATAGATGTGGAAGGGACAGCAGCAAACCTCACGCTGTTGATTGTGTGTTTCAGCACCAATCTTACCTTCTACATGTATTTAGAGAAAAATTATTTTAATACAGCTGTTGTTATATCGGTTATCAATTCTCTTTTTAATTCCATATTATTTTCAGTTGCTATAAAACAAAGTAAAATAATTTCGTGAACCAACCATGCTTCTTCATCATCAATGTCACATGGGAATATCCTAGCAACACGGGACGCTATATCATATCTAGTTTGTGACCAGTGTTCGCCATCATATACGTATTGAATGTCCCAATAAAATAGACAATTAAATCTATTTTTCCATAAATCAATAACTATTTGATTTTTTCTAACATATTCTGCAATACTATCCATTTAATACTCCAATAATTCAGGATTTTCCCATATATTACCTATGATTTCACGGTCATTTGTATCCATTGGTAATGGAAACATAGTATCGGGGTTGGTAACATTATAAATATGAAATCCGGTGTTGTGCCAACACACAACCCAATGAGTATACGATTGTCTAGCTAACACATCACCTTCATATATGTCTTTTTTATTCTTATCTTGACGCTCAGTATATTGCATCAATTCAAGATGTTCAATTTCAACCGTTTTTTCATCACCACAATATCCTAAAAAATCACAAGCATGCGGCGTTCCATCAAAATATATGGCTGTCATAACGACATACATTGCTTTATGTTCTTTATCAAATGCTCTGTATTTTATATCTCTCATATTATTCAAACCTATACATTGTATAACATGAATATATAAGGTTTTCTGCCAAATAAATTGATTTATTGAATTTTATCGGCCAAATGCCTAATGTTACTACTGATATTGGAATAACTATTTCTGTTTTAGATAAACAATCAGCAGTAAATTCATGACAATAAAATTTATCTGGATCACTAAACAAAAAATCGTATTGTGTTTTGTTTTCCACATGCCATTTTGCTCTTTCTATTACTTTATTCCAACAATTAAAATCTTTATATTTTGGTCTAAGAATGATAAACCCATCTGTATCTTTGATAAAATCAATAGGATGTATTTCTTGGACGCCCTCTGCTATACTATGAATCATTTTATTATCATCAATGACGATACCGGAATGGCTAAAAACGCCCGGAATAAAATATGAGTCAAGATAGTAACTATATGCTCGGCATATAATATCTCCTGGCTCAATGATTTCCATCATTTTCAATATTTGTTCTGCTTTTGTTTTAGGTGGTTTTGTTGCCATCATTATATCGCCAAACCATGTAAGAACCCTTTTTACTACATTATAGATTATACTTTTAATGTTTTCCATGAATATTCTCCCGTAAAATATATTTTACTAAGTTTACCACAGTCTATAAAAAAAGTAAAGGTGGTATATTTTCATATACCACCTTTTTACTCAAAGATATGCAAATATAAATTATTTTACTGACGCTGGAGCGGTTGCTGGAACAGGAGCTACGACTTTCTTTGCAGGAACTTTCTTTGCTTTGGCTTTCTTTACGACTTTCTTTGCGGGTGCTTTCTTTTCTGCAACAACAACTTTCTTTGCAGGTGCCGGCTCAACTACAGCGGTTTTTGCGGGTGCAACTACTTTAGGTGCATCAGCAGCAAAAGCAAACGTGCTCAATGAAAATACAAGACAAAATAAAACGGCTAACATTTTCTTCATTACATTACCTCCTTTTTCAATATTTTATAAACTATAACATTCTATCAGTGGAATGTAAACACTAATCTTTACAATAAATTTTTTCCCATTTATCTAACTTCTTTAATTCCTTATCTATATGAGCGGTCGCGTATGACCTGACGATCGGTTTTGTTACTATTGTCATTGGTTCTGGTTCATCAACTATTATGCAGTCATTTTTTGATATAGCAACTTCAAGATGTAAAGCACGTTTCAATTTTTTCAATTGTTTTTGTGTCAATAAATAGACATTTGGTCTTTTTTCGTCTTCATATACTTCAAATACTTGAAATACTTTTTTTTGATACCATGTTTTATTGTGTCCAGATTTTGTGATTTGAACATACAATGGTTTATATTTCATTATAATTCAATCCACCCCTGTTCTTCCAATAGTTTTTTGATATCAGGCGGTTTCCATCCCTCTGGCTTCATCTTTTTGCCGTCCTCTCTCATAGGGCCGTCCTTCTTTGACATGTTATTTTTGAATACTTCAATCCACAAAGGACGGATATCAATACCATATGCCACAGCTGTTCCAATAAGAACGACAATAGAATCAACGATACCATCCGCTACTTCAACCATGTCATCTTCGTCCATAGCTTTCAACGTTTCAGCAACTTCTTCAATGATAAGACTTTTTCGTAGAGTTTTTACGGTATCACTTGGAATTTGTGGAAATGGTTGTATATCATCATTCATAACTTCGATATGAAAATCAATCATATCTTGATACCAATCTTGATCTTTGTATTCATCGTTTGTAAATTCATCTAATACTGTCATTTATTCATCTCCTGTTCAATATATTTTTTAATTGTTTCGCCATGACATCGTTTCGGAGCACACCAACAAAACAAATTTAATTGATGATATGTTTTATATATTTCAATCAATCGTTGTAATTCATCTTTCAACATCAAAATATTTTCATCAAACCATTTTTCATACATATCACAAACCAAATCACGTTCACTTTCATTGTATAAAATGTATGGGTTGCCCAGTATTGATTTAGTTCTACATATTTTAACATCCCAAGGTTCTTTGGGCTTTTCTTTTGAAAGATTTTTGATTTTTATCATTTTTTACACCAACCTTGTATTGTTCCATCAGGAATATTCATTATTTCTGATATCTTTTTAAAAACCATGCCCTGTTTTCGTAAAGAAACAGATTGTAATATTATTTCATCCGAATATTTTCGATGAGCTTTTCCCATTTTTTCCCTTGTTTCTTTTGATGGCCTTATACCAGTATGGCTTTCGCCTATTTTTTGTCTGGTTTTTTCTGAATGAATTCTTCCTTTACCAGCACTACTTATTTTTTCCCTTGTTTCTTTTGAAAATTTTCTGTTTTTTGCTCGTTCACGCATTTTTTCTCTTGTTTCTTCTTTTATATCGTGTTTTTTTCGCATTTTTTCTTTTGTTTCTTCTGTAAATATTTGAAATTTTCTTTTTTCTTTTATTTTGTATTTTGTTTCTTCTGATACATAATGTCCTTTAAGTTTTTCACTAATCTTCTTTTTTGTTTCATTTGAACATATGGCGCCAGGGCATCCGCCACCAGCATCATTTTTATTAAACAGAGGCCCTGTTTCTTTGTTTAATCTGCCTATTGTTTTTACCATCTTTCGTTCTAGTGCTAGTGATACATTTTCAAACAAATCTTTTTTATAAAAAATAATATTTGGGGTTTTTATTTCTTGTACCATAAATAGAAAATCTTTATTCGTGCCGTGCCCTTTTAAATGAACATACGCCCTGTCACCATTACCTTTACCCACATAAAATGGTTCATATTCAAATTCATATTCGCCATAAACATAGTTGCCTGGTTTACGGGGATCAAGATATACATAAACATAAAAATTATCTGACATTATACACTCCCTCAATTCTAGTATTCTAATGACTATTTATAGAATTGAGCCAATTTTTAGCAAATTGATAATCTGTGGTGCCGCCATATTCTTTAGGGTTTAATACTTGTTCTTTGTCATCGGCTGTTGATTCCATTATACAATTACATACAATTTCATATAGTTCTAGCCGATTGAGTCTGTGTAATGAAAAATCATTGATTGATTCTGCGATTGATGAATAAATACATACTTTCCGTTTCATATAATCTCCTTATATTACCATCAGATATGGTGGAATCCAGTTTATTGTTTCTTCATTCTTCTTATCATCTGCTGACATTTCGCCCCAACATTTCAGACAAATAAATTCTTGTTGTGTTGGCTTTAATTCATTAGGAAAGTAAGTCAAAACACCATCTGCGTATACTTTCCGACAACATTTATTGCATCTTAGTTCACACATAACAACTCTCCTATTAAATTTATTTTATTCTTTTCTGTTCAGAAATTTAGCCACATATTTTACAACGGTGCTACCACAATTAGGACACATATTTTTATCGGTACTAAGTCTACGTTCAGATACACCAAAAATCGTATTACAATCAATACAAAGTTTAGCCTCGCTCAAAGCAATCATCCTTGGAATCGTGAACTTATTATCATACACAATATTTCCAGTTTGTTTATCTCTTGTCATTAGTATTCCTTTCATGTTTTTCTCTTATTATTCCTTTCATGTTTTTCTCTTATTATATGATATTTGTAACAAAATGTCAAGTAAAATTATCTTCTTCTCACGTTTCCTCTTGCCCCTGATTGTTGCCCTCTGTTCCGTGCAATCGGATCGGCCACAACTTCTGCCATTTTTCTTGTATCATTAGATATTGCCGCATCATTCATCCATTGTTCTTGCTCACAACTATCATACATTTTTAGGTTACGGGCATCGGTATAAAATTTATCAACAACACCAACACGACCACCTAACCGATTCTTTACTATCTTATAAAATAATTCACTTTCATATATTGCCTTATCTTCGCCTGAACCAAATATGGCAACAAAGTCGGCGGTTGCCGCTACACCAATACTATTTTTGGTCAATATACCATTGGCATAAAATAAGTGGTTATTTGAAACTTCAATATCCATACATTCTTGCTGGCCCAATTCTTCTATTGAAACTATTTCATCATCATACTGTATCATATACTTTCCTCTATAAAATTCATTACATTTTTCATTTCTTGTTCTCTGTCTTTATATGACCATATAACATAATATTTAAATCCAAGTTTTTCAGCAATATCTTTTCTCTTAGTATCAATATCATTTTGTGTTTTATATGATATTCCATATGGCGACACCCAACTGTTCCTTTGTTCTTCCGTCAATATATCCGCTGGATGCCATCTATCACCATGATATTCTATTATTATTTTTTTTGGTCTTATAGTAAAATCATATCTAAAATAGTATAATGTTGAATGAGCAAGGAAAAATTCTTTAGACCCTTCTATTCCTACATAAATATCATCTGGTGAAATTTTATATTTTTCTATCAACCATGTCCTCAATGGATTGAAATATTCTAGCGATTGTTTTGATGCTTTACAAACAAATCCATCATTTTTTGTATGTGTTTTCATCTGTGTTATTTGTCTTTTATAACACATTTCTTCCCATTTTTCAACCCATTTCTCACCATATTTTTTCTCAAACATATCCTTAGATTGGATTGATTTTACTGTTATTTCTTTTTGTTTTTGTATAGCTGTTTCATAATCAAAACCACGATATAACCAATAGTCTAGCGTATTTGGTATGTTTATTCTTGGATGATTATGTTTGACTTTTTGTGAATTTTTATTCATTGATGTATTATGGTTTTTAGCTAGATATATAGCATCATCAATAGAATACCCCTTTTTAGTCCAATATTCTTTACACATAAGGGATCTTTCTTTTTGTGGTATAGGGCCTTCTCTTTCTACTTTCTTTGTCTGTGATATAGATAATTTTTTCTTATATTCTATAATCTGCTCTTTGCCATCTATTTCACCAAACTTATCTGTGTATCGCTTATTGATGTTTAGTTCACCAAGAAAATGATTATACTTCTCGGTTCCTTCTGACATACCAAATTGAAGAATAAACATATTTAAATTTCTTTTTTTTCTTTCATTACCAGGCATTGAAGATAATATATGAAAATTTTTCTTGATATCTATCACATCAGCGTATTTTATAAGTCTTGCCAGTGTAATAACATTTGTTACATAAAGACTATCCCATGTTAAAATTATATCATTTATAATTTCAACCTTTTCTTCGTCTATCTCAATATCACCAATTTCTCTTTTCCATACAACACTACTAAATAAATAGTTCTTTTTACTTTCCTTATCCATTGAAGATAATTTTGACATTGGTTCCCTCCAACAACTGAATTCGTTATAATTGTATTTATAAAGAATTCAAAAAATTACCAACTTTTAATCCAGTTTTTATATTTTTGAACCCATCAGATGTAGGAAACTTATGGTCTGCTGAACATATAATTTCTTTACCACTTTTTGTTTTTATTTTATACATTTTTTTAATTTTTTTATTGAAAACTCTGTTTACAGATACATTGCCATCGCTGCCTTTGATAATATCACCTTTTTTGAGATTACATATCTTTTCATTTTTATATGTTTTTCCATCCCACATCAACACATCGGTATCTAATGACAAACATTCTGAAATGAACGTGAAATCAACTTCATCAAATGTAATGTTCATTCCTTCTCTGTTCAACTGGCTTACTGATACAACCGGCATCAAAAACTCAAACGATAATGCTCGTAGTTCTTCGGCTATAGATTTTACATCAGAATACATTTCACCTTTTGTTCTATATGCCGGTTTCATAAGATTCAAATAATCACATATGAAAATATCTGGTTTGATGCCACGAATCAACAATTCTCTAATATATTTTCGATAATCATCAACTGTGGCCTTGCCGGTAGGATATTGTTTGATATATAAATTTCCGCGTGTTGTTGATGCCTTCAAAACATCCAATGAACGAACCAATTTAGATTGTAATGGACGTTCTCTATACATTTTATTGATATCAAGTAACGATAGAATTGAGTCAAATCTTTGTGCAAAGGCTTCTTCTGACATTTCAAGTGAGGCTAATATGACATTTTTTCCGGCCATAACCTCTCTAGCCGCCATGTTAGCTAAGAATGTTGATTTGAACCCATGAATACGTGCCACCATTACAGACAATGTATATGGGGGAAATCCGCCTGATATATATTCGTCTAATACAGGGAATCCTGATGGTATACGTATTTCACTTCTTGTGAAAATCTTTGTAAGTCGTTCATCAAGTGTGCCAAAATAATCAAGACCTAAATCAATTTTTAGGTCTTTACTTATGGCATCTTCTACCAATCGCCGTATCATTCCAATATCTTCTTTCTTATTGATAACATCGACTGATGATAATATTGCTTTTTTGACAGCTTTTTCTTTCAAATATTCGTTAGTGCTGGTGAATAAGAAATCATAATTATTGATGTAGTCAAAATCCGTTGCATCAATTTCACGAAAAAAATCTGCAACATCAGTTGATCCTTCTTTATCAAATTCACTGATGATTGCTACTCTAGGTGGGATATTCTTATATTCTTGAAAATGTTTGATACTGTAATCATATATTTTTGACGCTGTTTGATTATCAAAATACTCTTTGTCGAATACAGACGATAGTGTTGCTATGTATTGTGGGTCTACCATACACCCTTTGATGATAAGATGTTCTAATAAAACAGATTCCATTTAATTCTCCGTTTGTTCAACTATATATTCTGGTGGGGTCGATGGTGGTTCAGGTAAAGGCATCCAATGTGTAACAATGTCTGGCACAGGGCCCCAAACAGTTTCTGTCCCTATATATAATGACATAAAATCATTTTTTTCACTAGCCGGCCACATACTATTTTTTGGATATTTACCAAACATACAATCGTGAACAGAGTAACTTTGATCACAAGGATCATATTCAGCAACAATTACTTTTGCGGCATGATATCCTTCTTTTATTTCTGGCAATCTATCTTTTACACTAATCCATTCCATATTATATTTCCCTTGTTACCATTTTATTAATTTTTTGCCAAAGATCTTTCAAATCTTTTTCATCACTTGTTTGTTTACCAAATCCTCTTGTAAATTCAGATATTTGGTATTCTAACTTGATACATTTCAATATTGTACAAATCTCTTGTTCAGTCAATTCTATGTTCATTTTATTCCTTATTTGCTTGTTTTGTCAAATATTTTGAAGTCCATTTTCTTAGATATCGTTTCCAAAACCCTTTTTTGAATGACATCCAACTATTTCTTGGTTTTTTGCCCATTATGCCTTCCCATTACATGACATAATAAAAGCGTATGATGATTGTTTACAATTCTTTTTACATTTTATACAAATTTCATTGAGTTTGGCCCAAAACTGTTTGGCTGTTGGATGTGTATCTGTTCCATTTTCTGTCTTTTCAAATACAATAGGAACATCTTTGATATATAAACTTTGTATCTTGAATTTGGTAAGAAATTCCTCTGCTTCACCTTTTGTCTTGGTTTTTTTCATCCATTGTTTTAGTGTAAGATATTCCTGTGTTTCAGTAACATCAGATAGCTTGTTTATTTGTTTGGTTTTTCGTAATTTATCTTCTTTGATAGTGCCCGTAAACCATTTATTCGATTTTTTATATACGATTTTTGCGTTCATATTACCCTCACTTTCAAAAATATTATACCATAATTGAATCAAAATGTCAATAAATGGTGCCATAGGTGGGAATAGAACCCACGTTGACGGCGTTTTAGAGGCGCCCGCTTAACCACTCAGCTACTACGGCACATTATTTTTAGGTCAACATTTCTAAATCACTTAGAAATCCAGCATCTTCTTCATCAATCAATCCACAAATTCCTGTCAAAAGATCATCCCCAAATGGATAATTATCTGGCTCATGGAACATATATATGTCAATGTCTCTTCTTTCAAAGGAAAACATTACACCATATAATTGATCAGTATCAGGCACTTCCAGATATATCAAATATTGATTATCCCATAACTTAGCATCAGGACTGTTCAAACAAAACTCAGCAACTATATGCCCTGCTTGAACTGCTGGTGATGAACACAATAAATTTTTACGCACAATTACATATAGTCTGTTGTTTTTCATATTTTTCAACAATCTCCTTCTTTATTTTATCAATGTATGTTTGGTTTGCTAGGTTGTTCTTTGCAGGAATCTCAATTTGATCTCTTGTTCTTCCCCTCAACTCACAATAAGCTATGTGGTGGTGCCGGAATTTATACTTTTTTTGAAAGATGGCATAATCATCTTGGCTTAAATCATGCCCTTGTCTATTTGATAATGGTCTATAACTTTTCAATTCTTTAATTTCTTTAGCTAACAGTTTTAAATATTCTTTGGTTTCTTTTAACATGGCTTGTTCTCCTATAATATTGGTTTCAGGTTCTTTGTTCTGAAATATTATAGGCGGCCCTCTAAGTAATTGGATCTACTTCATTTTCATTTCCTCCCTCATGTTGATGTAACAATATAACACAAATATAATCGGTTGTCAACTATTATTTATATTTACTTATTATAGTAAATAATGTAAAATATGACATATAAAAAATGGAGGCATATTTATGGATGAACTTGTTGTAAGTGTAATCAAGCCCAATCAAACAAATAAATCATATGAAGAAGTAATACAAGACTTATCGGATGAATGTGACGTTGTAAATCTATTGTCATTCAATGAAATCAACATTCAGGACAAACTATTCACAAATGCTGCTAAGGTTCAACACTATACTGAATTGTATTACAGAGAGAAAAATGATTATGATAAAATAATTGAGATAAAAGAGGCATTGATTGGTAAAAAGTTTGAATACTATAAAACCAATGCCGACCTTCTATTGAAACAAAGTGAAATCGAAAAGTATTATTTACCACGTGATCCAGACATTATGAGAATAACATCTATTGCCAGACAACAGAAATGGCGCGTTGATTTTTACTGGGGATTAAAAGGGGCCCTTGAAAAGCAAGGGTGGAACATGATGAATTATCTTAAAAGTATGCAAGTGGGATTATAAATGACAATTAAAATAAAAAAATATGATGCTCTACATATTCAAATTGTAACAGATAATAAGGCATATATAGCCGATATCAAAGAACATTTTACGGAATTCGTTGAGGGCTACAAATTTATGGGACGTTTTAAATGTGGCGGTTGGAATGGGAAAATTTGTGTTATGGCATCAAACAATACATTACCATATGGCCTCTTGTTTGATGTTATCAAATTTACAAAAACGAAATATAATCACTTTGAATTACAAGTGGATAACGATGTTAAAGATTTTTTTTCGGGAATTGAAAATCCAGAACTTGAATATGATTTGGACATATGGCCCCGTGATTATCAAATTGATTGTATAGAAACAGCGCTAAAATATAAACGTTGTATAATGAGAGTTGCAACAGCCGGGGGCAAATCTTTAATTATATCATATATAATAAAGTATTTAATGGATACAAACAAAATACAACGGGCTATTATTATAGTTCCAACGCAATCCCTCGTTGAACAATTTTTTAAAGATATGAATGAATATGGCATGGATATTAATAAAATTGGTAGGGTTTATTCAAAAATAAAAGAATATGATAAATCCATCGTTATATCTACTTGGCAAAGTCTATCAAGAAACCTTGAATGGATTAAAGATTTTCAATGTGTAATATGTGATGAGGTACATGGTGTGCGAGGAGTAGAACTAAGAAAAATACTATCACATGCCATCAATGCCGATTTTCGTATGGGATTTACAGGAACATTACCCATATCAAAATTAGATATATTTAATATAAAAGGATTTATTGGCCCTGTTATTAGAGAATATGGATCATCTGAACTATCCGAAAAAGGATATATATCACATTGTAAGGTAAACATAATCAATATCCAATATAGTAAAGAGTATTCAGGGGAATATGATGTAGTAAAAGATGAAGTATTTAATAATATTAATAGACTGTCTTTAATAAAAAATATTGTTAAATCAATAGATGGTAATATTCTTTTATTGGTCGGTAAAGTAGAAAAAGAGGGCAAAGTATTACAGGAATATCTTTCAAATATTGAAGGTAAAGAAGTTGTCTTTATATGGGGCGATACCCCTGTGGCAGAAAGAGAAAAATGGCGCATGGAGTGCGAAAAAAGAAAAAACATTATTCTTATTGCCACATATGGTATAATGAGTGTTGGTGTTAATATACCAAGTCTAAAATATATTTTATTTGCATCACCATTTAAATCAAAAATTCGTATTTTACAATCTATTGGAAGATCATTAAGATTACACATTGATAAAGAAGAAGCGATAATTTATGATTTAGCAGATGATGTGTTGTATTTAAAAGATCATTCGATAAAAAGATTAAGATACTATGGTTCAGAGAAATTTGAAGTAATTGAAACTAAACACAACATAAATCAGTTTTCCTTATTTTCCATCCCTTCCAAGTAAAATGTGTGCCTCGAAGAACATTATAAAACCCCCATCTCTGTAAGTTATTATTTTTACAAAACAATGTTAAGTCTTTCACATACATCTCATTGTTTTCAGGCGAAGTTAATATAAACCCTAATGTGTTTCTTTGCACCTTTATTTTTGACATTGTTGTTATATATTGCCTTATTTTTTCTTCATTGTCACCTGATATATTACTATTTATAAAATATTTTTATTTTGTAAATGAAAAAATGTTATTATTTAAATAATGTTATTCCTATTTCGCTCTCTACGTCAATAAGTAGGCATTCACTGCCTATCCAGACTTCTACATCATCCCCAAAATATTTATCAGGGGCCATAAGTCTAAATTCATGTTCTTTAGGATCTAATAGATTACTAAGAAAATCAATGAGTTTTGTTTTGCCTTTATTATATATTCTCAAATAATCAATATCATAATCGTCATTGTAAATTAGATCACCATTATCTCTAATTTTATCAATATCACTACATGCAATTTTAAATTCTTTGTAATTTACATCCCAAAATTCATCATCTATTTCTACTCGTCCTTGTTGTAGAAATTCATGTAAGTCACTATTAAAATTATTCATATTATAACTAAATGATTGAAATGAATACCATATATCATTAGCTGGGCATACAGCTATTTTAGCACTATTTGTTGGGATAACATAATACGGATGTTTACGATGTGCTCGTCTTTCGGCATTATTAATATCGGTTGTACAGATAATAGATTTGTTTCTTTTAGGATATGATGACCATGATGGTAAATTACTCAAAAGCAAGTTGTAATAGTTATGGTCAGCATATGGACTTGTTCTTTCATCAAAATCTGATGGGGTTATAGTATAGTAATTTTCTGTATAGTCATCAACACCACGATATATTGGTTGCCCTTTCAATGCTTTTGAACAATATTTTTCAAGATAATGTTGGGCAAACTGATATGTTACTTCATTTCTTCTGGCTTCATTGATAAAAGTTTTTAATCTCATAAGTTTTCTTCCAACCTAAAACTTTCCCCTAATTTACTAGACGTATCAATTAAAATACATGGGCTATCTGTCCATACTTCATTATCGCCGCCCATATTTTCGCCAACATTTACTAATTTGAATCCATTTTTTTCAGGGTCTAATATGTCATTCAAATATTTGATAAATGGTATATCACCTTCAATATACTCGCTAAATATGTTATAATCATCAGGATCAAGATTTTTTATTTTATCAAGTTCCAAACAATCTTTTACAAAAGAAGAAAAATCCACTTGACTTCGTTTTCTAAATATACCATTATCACGAAATAAACTATATATGGTATCATTTAAATCTGACAGGTCATACCACCCCTCAAATGCATCTCTAAATCCATCCCAAATATCATCTCTAGGGCATACCCCTATTTTAGCACCATCGACAGGCAAAACATAATGGGCGATTCCTCTGCCACGATTTGAAGCATTTTCATAATCAGTCGTACATATAACTGACTTATTTCTTTTTGGATATTGTGACCATGCTGGCAGATTACTCAATAATAGATTGTAATAATTTTCATCAGCAAACGGACTTTTTCTCTCACCAAAATTCTTAGGATTTGTAAGGAAATATTCACCATCAATATGCCTATTCCCTCTATATATTGGATACCTTGTTATACTTGATAATGCTTTTTTACAATGTCTTTCAATATAATGTTGGGCAACTGAATAACTAATATGTTCTGACCTATTTTCATTGATAAATGTTTTTAATCTCATATATTTAACATCCTTTCAACATCATCTTGTGAATTATTATCTATAACATAATAATAATCACATTTTATAGATACTTCATTACCAGACCTTATTGCCGCTGGTAGGTTTGTATTTTTATATAAAAGGGGCACTCGTTTTATTTGTTTTTCAACCTCTTTATGCCAATCATCAATCACGGATTGTTCATATTGTTCTTTTGTCATACCTAATTCAACAAGTTCTTCTGGATTGATGTCAGTCAATTTCCATTTTAGTGTTGCTGGATGAATATCATATGTTGATCTATTATCTTTATTTTCTATTGCTGATGAATATAAATCCATTATATCAGGCGACCATAAGAATGAAAATCCATTTTTAGGAAATACAATATACATATGATCACCATAAATATCAATCTCTGTCAGGTCGCTCGTACAAAACATTGCTTCTGACCGTGGTTTCCATCCAAACAATTTATAAAATTCTTCATCATATCGTATTGATAATTTAGAATCCATATTCAATGTTTTTCTATCTTTACGGGGATATATTTGAGCAAAATCATTAAAAATATGATTAGACGCTCTATATAAAAAACTGCCTGTTTTTGAATATGCCTTACATATTTCAGAACATTTTTTTTGAATATCTGAAAATTTATTATCAAATATAATATTTTGTTTTAATCTCATTATCCAAATCCTAGATCTTTTATCGTAAAACCGCTGTAATATCCATTAGAACCATTAGATGGAAGTAATATTCCATAATAATAATTACATTTGAACATCATTTCATTTTTATTACCACCTTTTAAATAGGTATGTAAATTCCTATCTTGGTATGTTTCGACCACATTTTCTAATGAAGGATCACGTGAGTCCATCCATTCTTCTTCGGATACAACAGGCACCCATAAATATGTTTTACTTATTTGCAAATCATCTTCATCTACATATATATCTATTTTCATTCCATTATAACTATATGTAGCATAATCAGAATTAGCATATGGAATATCATATTTTTCAGCAAACTTCTCATTTGTTTCCTGATCAATCCAATCACCAATATATGAAAAGGGATCATATTCATCATATAATGTTTTATTTTCAAAATAATCTGAATATAGATCTTCATAATTAGGCGACCAAACATATTTATAACCATTTACTGGGAAAAATACATATATTTTTCCATATGATTTTGCTACCGTTGAAGAAGATGAAACAAAAACTCCTTCTGATCTAGGACGCCATCCAAATATATCCTCAAAAAGATCATCAATACTTCTTTGATCAGATGGATCTGTGTCTTTAGGTTTTCTATCATTTCTAGGAATTATTTTATATACATTATCAGAAATAGTTTCCCTTCTTGATGTTTTTGTTCCTCTATATAAAAGTTTGTTAGTCAAAGCATATTCTTTTACTATATCACTACATTCATGTTTTATTTTACTAATAACCTCTCTGTCCAATGAAAATTCAACATCACCATGTTTTACATTTATTTTCATATCTGGAAATAATTCTTGTTGCATATGTTTATTCAATCTCATAATAGATTTGCCCCTACTTTTACTAATACACAAGGATCTGAAATCCAAATTTCACGATTTGGTGGTATGTTATTTCCAGCCCTTACTAATGAAAAATCACAAGCATCTGGATCCATAAGATAATCAATAAAACCATAAAATGTTTTTCCACTACCCATATATGATACAAAAAAGGGCATAGCATACTTATATCTAAAAGCCTTGATATCCATTTCTTTTATAATTAACTCTTTATTTTTATCTATTAGTTTGAATATTTTTACCATATTAGGAAAATCATAATCTGCTCTAGTAACACATATATAATCTGATTCAACCACTATGCCGGTAATTTCTGAAATATCTTCAAATGAATATTGTAATCTTTTAGATCCCCAAATGTCCATATATGGGCATACCCCAACCTTTCCACCATTTATTGGGTATACATTATAAACATCCCCGAATCCATCGGAATATTCAGAATCGGTTGAACATATAATAGATTTACTTCTTTTTGGATATTTTGACCATTTTGATGAATTATCCATCATCAATGTATAATAATTAGATGTACTGGCTGACCTTCTAAGATCTTTAGATTTTGATGGATCAATATAAGCAAAATCACCATATCCACCAACACCACGATATATTTGAACTTTACTAACAAAGGCATCAGCATGGTCAGTTCGTAATAATTCACGGGCTTCTTCTTTGGTAATTGGTTTGCCTCTTTGTTTTTCTACGTATTCATTTAATCTCATTATTTTATAATCCAGAGTCTTTGAGTAATTGTGGAATCATTTTTTTAATCTTATTATCTAGTATAGTTCTATGATAGTTCTTCAATGAACACTTTTCATCCTTAAATATTTCACACTTGTCACATTCTAATTTTTTAACTATACAATATATTGGTTTGTTACTCATTGATTTTACCAATACCAATTGTTCCAAAAGGGGTTTCAACGAATATTGTAGTATCGGGGAACACATCTATTAATTCCTGGCAAAAAGGACAAACCATATCGTATCCATATTTTTTTACATTAAATTCTTTCTCGCAATAAGGACAAATTCCTTTATCGTTTATCATTTTTTATAAACTACCAAGTATATGAAAAAAATCAATAATTGCAGTAACGCTAATACGGCAGAAATTGCATACTGTGTTTTTGTGACTCGGCTGAGATGATCTTTGGATGCAAAACTTTCTGCTTGTTTATCCATTTTGTGTTGCAAATTATTAACGGAATCAAAGTGTTGATCGGTGGTTTGTTTGAATAATTTATGCTCGGCCAAAATCAATTCTCTAGCTAAAACTAAAGCCTTCTCTTCCAATTCCATTTTAGTTTCAATGATGACTATTCTGTCATGATCACTATGTTCAGTCATATTATCCTCTCATTAAATTTTATTCAATTGATTTATCATCTTTTCTACCATAGTATCTTCTGTTAGTAATATCTTCTATAATGGATAAATAACAATCTGTTCCTTTTATGGTTATAATTTTTGTTGTAACTTCCGTATGAACTAATCTTGTTTTTACCTGATATGTAATTTTTATCTTAGAAGCAATTCCATTTTTTTTGATCTCATTAACTATTTTTTGTCTATCATCATCATTAACATACATTCCAACATCAACTAATTTTTTGCCTAAAAGTTCGTATTCAGAATAACCAGATATTTCTTCAAAGGCATGGTTGATTTTTACAACTTCACCTGTAAGTTTAGTAATAGACATAGGTGTTGGGTTCATACAAAATGCTAGTCGAAACATTGTTTCAGATTCTTTCAATGCAATGTCACGTTCGATTAATTTCTTTGTTAATTCAGATAATGTCAATTCCATAATTCACCTCGTTATCGAATAAGGTACTTTAGTCCGAGCATAATCAAACCACAAAATATGCCAACACCAATTCCAGAAATTATACCCCATTTTCTACCAGCTCGTTCTCCGGCTTCCTTAGCAATATGTGTAAGTTCATTATCAAATACAGCAAGTCTTCTTAGAATTAGTTCTACTTTTTCACCATATTTCTCTTTCCATTTTTTATCGTCTTCTATATAAGTCAATACGGCCTTCGCCCATTCACTCCAATCTTCTGATGCCATTTAAGCCCCCTTACGTTGGTTATCGGTAATATTTCTTCCACTTCCAACCGTTCCTATCAATGTATTATTTAGAAAAATAGGTGATTTATTGACTTCCAAACATAAATATTTTCCTTTAACATTTCCATCCTCAATAAATGTACCAGACTTTTTGGTTTTCAATATTATTGCATCAGAATCAACACATACTTCACCAAAGGTATGCCATAGCGGATCATTAGGATGTAATTCTCTAGCACGGTTTACAAAAAACATATCATTTTTTCCAATCGGCTCATCAAAATCTGATGTACATAACAAATTTTCACACATGGATTTGTTTACATGTGTAAACACACCATTTACATCCTTTGCCCATATCAAATCTGGATTTGAATTACATATTAATTTTAATGTTTCATATAGAATTTGAAAATGATGTTCATTTTCTTGTATTTGAAGTTCATTGTTTAATAATCGTTCCGTTAATTCTCTAAGAGACAAATTATTTATCACACTCATTACTCCCCCCGTATTTGTAATCTTTTATTTTGATATTCAAAAATAAATAGTCGTTTAATCTCATGGTTTTATATTCAACATTCTCATAAATTCTTCCTCTTTTTTACTAAGTTTTGGTAAGAATTGTAGTCGCCTTTCTAATTTTTTTAAATATTGAGCATTTACCTTATTTGAATATAATGATTCTTTTTTATCGGATCTATAAGATCTTTTTGGTTCATATAGTATCGGATCAGTTTTACTTTTTACCTTATCAATCTCTTGCATAATAAGATATACTTCTAGTTTTGATAGGATACGACTGCATTTGGCTATGTATTCTTTTTTCTTATAATTCGGGTCACGTGATATCTTTAAGGCGTATACATATTGTGCAATAACTACTTTGATTTTATCCCATTTCAAATGATATCCACTACCGCCAATATATCTAAATTCGATATAAGGGCTTTCTTCATCCATATGTTCTATGTTTATGCCATGATAATGTTGTGAACTATATTTTATATCTAAATCTTTTGTTCTAATCATATTACGCAATTGATGAACTCTTGTCACACCTTCACTACCAAACTGTTTTGTACTATCAGAATACATTTCTTGTCTAATTTTTTCTTTCATACTAATAACATACATATTCGCTTCTCTACCATCAAAGAACTTCCATAAATAATCTTCATCAACAAATAAACATAATTTCACCGTATCAATTTTATCCATTCCATTTTTCAATGAAATGTTTATATGTAACCCACAGTCATTGTCCGTATCACCAATTTTCTTGATCATATCAAAAACATTAGGGCAAATTTTTAAAAATTTAGGTAATGACATAGGCGGACTAACAAGTTCAATGCCATATCCGCCCCCTAACGAACAATCTTCATTTATATCCCATCCTCTTGATGATTCCAATATTTGTGGATTAGCGTCCAAATAATCCTGAAGCGAATTTCTCATATGGTCAAAATCATTTTCAAACTCATTCCTATTCCATGAACTAATATAATCATTTGGTTGATCTGGTTCTTCTGGTGCAGGATGTTCGTCTTCCCATTTTTCGGTTGCTTCTTCTACAATGCCATCTTCTTCATCTGTAAGGTCTGAATGATCTCTGTCAGGAAATGTTTCTTCTAAAAAATCCGATACGAATCTTGACCGTTCATTTCGCCATGAACGGTCAAAGTCGTAAAGAGCGTCATCATAATTTATAGAATTTTCTATTGCATTTTCATAATCTTCTTTTTCAGCTGATCTGTAATTATCTAAAAAAGATTCATTCATTTTAAATTCAAATTCGGCCCCAACGAGGATATCATCAGACCCAAGTATGGCATCTATTTCCTTCTTATTAACTTTTTCATTCAAATCATTATAAAATCTGGACATCGTTACCTCACGAAAATTTCAAATATAATTCTGCTCGTATCTTCTTGAACGCCTGATGTAAATGGCCAGCCCATCTGGTCGCACAATTCTACAATAAAATCAGATATTTCTTCCAATTCTTCAAATAATACAACAAGAACCATGTTTCCACTTTTTCTTGAAAAAACTATGGTTCTATCGACATCTTCATATGTGTCACTATATGTTGCCAACGTATATTGGGCATTACATGGATGTTCAATATAATGATATATCATTTCTTTGTCATTACTCTTGACCGCAACGGCTTCATTGAGAAGATTTTGTATTGGTTTGGCTTTCTTTTCTTCTTTTATAATAACCTTTGCCGGTATTTTATTCAAGAATTTTTTCATTTTATCTGACATACTAATACTCCTTATTTGCCATACCATGTGCTGGCTATTCTTTTTATATCTTCAATATCCATTATATTCGGTGATAAATATTTCCACCCATTCACTAACATTTTATCATATCGTTCAACACCAATAGGATTTTCAATCGGAGCATCATAAAAATATGAAATTCGTTTGAATGCTTTTTTGATAACATCATCAGTCAGTTCATTGTCATCATTATTTATCTCCATATTAAAATTAAAATACCCTTTTACATCATTTTTTAATTTTTGTAGTTTTTTATGATAATCAACTATAACGGATTGGTCAACTTTACGTTGTCTATTATTAGCACGTTGTAATGCTGTATCTAATGATGTATTGACAAATATCATGGCATAATCATATCCTATTTCATCTAATACATTCAATCTTGCCCTCAATCTATTTGGATTTGCTGCCGTTGTATCAATAAATAATGGTAGAATACCATTAAAATATTGAACCAATTGATTTTTAGATATTATTTTAGAACGGTCATATACTGCCGGTATGTTTTCTATGTCAAGAAATTCAGTAAACTTATCAACATTTACAATTCTAGGTTCAACGGTTCCTGATTTGATTTTTGTTAATATATAACTTTTTCCTGAACCGGCTGTTCCGGCCATGAATATAGCTTTGAATCGCCCGGCATCATTCACACTTTCGGTTAATAATGATGTTGTTTCATTCATATACGATAAAAAGCCCATTAATATTCTCCTTTAGTTATCTTTTTAACAGCATAATAAGATACATTTAAAGCATCCATTATTTATTGAAATGTATTACCAGCATCACGCAATAATAAAATATTATCTATATATTTTTTATATTTTCTTTTACCAAACTTTCCATTTTTTTCACCTGTTGTTCCGATATGAGATTGGCTATTTTTTAATATTCTTTCTGTCAAATATTTTTCTTCAATATTAATCATTACTTGCCTCCAACCTTCATCTTACTTATAAATTTCTTATCCAATTTTTCTAAAAACATATCAAATTCAAAGAAAACTATACTAGGCAATTCATCATCGTATGATAAGATGACATGTTGTTTGATATTTGTTTTCATCAATTTCGATAATGATGTGTCATCTTCAATGCCTACTAATATTGGCATTCCCTTTTTTCTGAATATCAACATCCCTTGTTTATCAGCAGTTCTAGCATCCTTGATACATTGTGCCCAGAAATCTTGTATTGTATCATTCTTATTATTCTTGAATAATTTCATGAAATCAGCATCAGGATACCCATCTTTACATTCAATAGAGAATTTTGATGTCAAAACTCTAGCTTCTGGTTTTATGGCTATTATATCGCCTGTTATTTCACCGTTTTGTTCGTTCATTGTGGCCACAGCACCTGAACTTGGGCTTCTGTAGAAATAATATTCTTTATCCTGTCCTGTAAGCCACAAACTAAGTTTATGTGATATCAATCGTTCAAAAGCACTGCCTTTCGATTTTCCCTTGCCTGGTTTCATTATTAAACAACCTCCCTCAATATAAATCCATTATATCCTCTATATCTCAACATTTTAAATTCATCAGATATTTCCTTGATTGCTTGTTTTATCTCTTTGAATATTGTAGGTATAAGATTAGTCAATGATTCAGATACATTATAGTTATCTAAAAAATGAATATAATCTTCATAGGTTATACTTTCTTCTTGAACATAAGTATTCAATCTCATTGACGTTTTCCTATTTTGTATCAGTTGGAGTAGTTGTTTTTGCCGATGTTAATGCCGTTTCTATTACTGATTTACCAGCCCATAGACCAAAAGATATACCAAAAAAACTGATTATAAATCCTTGTAGTTCTTTCAGATTTTGAATCATTTCTTTTGAACTGAAACATATAGCAATTGTAAGCATACAAAATATCATAACTGTTATGACTAAATTGACAAATGATCCTTTGATTGATTTTTTTTCATCATCCCAAAATATATTACTATTCATGTTTATCACCTCTTGATATTATCTATTTTATTTTTGACATCAATTCGTTCTTGTTCTATTTTTTGAAAATCCTCTTTTAATTCAACATCTTTAGGGTTCTTTTTTGTAAGTGCCTTATATTGATAATATTGGTCTGTTAGATTTATATATCTCTGTTCCAATCTATCTTTTACCATATCACTTTGAAATGATTTTAATGTTTGAACAAGTTGTATTTCAGATTTCTTCAAGTCATCTGATGTGGCATATCGGCTATCAATAGCTAATACGCCTGTTATCAAGGATATACCTAATACAATACTTCCTATAATTGTTTTTATTTCCATTATACACCTCTCACATTCAAAAGTATTACAACAATAATACTAATACTGCGCCTGCAAGTATACCTATACCAATACCACCAACAGCAATAAACACTTTATCCCATATATTGCCTTTGTCTTTTTCATATACTTTGATCTTATCTTCATATACTTTCTTTTGATTTTCAAGTTCCTTTGCTGATAAGTCTAATTGGTCTTGTTTTAACTTTACTTGTTCTTTTAGAATAATATTTTGTTCCATCAATAAAGTGTTTTGATCCACTAATTGACTATTCGCCTTTTCAATCAAAACCACCTGACGTTCATATAAACTAGACCTTTCCAATTCAACAACCATTTTTTTAGCATCAGCAATTGGAATAACAATATCTTCTGCAAACGATATGAGTGGTGTACATAATATGAATATACTACTTAACAGTATACCCAAGGGTTTTAAGCCTTGCTTTAATTTCTTTAACATCTTTAGGTTCATTTATATCAGTGACCTCCTTTTTTAATATATCCAATTCTTTCTTTGTTGCTACATATGCTAGTTGTGATGTTCGTAATTGAATAGTCAATGCGCTCAATTGTTTTTCTTTTTCTTGTAATTCTTTATTTTTTATTTCCATATTATTTACATACTCAATACGGTATTTTTCAATATAACTATCTAATACACTTTGGAAATATTTTGATGATGGCCCTTTCAGACCATAAAATAATAACACAAGGCATATGATAACAATACCTATTGCAATCACATATTTTCCAACAACATCCCATACTTCCTTAAACATTTTGATACCTCCTAAATTGTACCTTCATAATATCCAACTACATCAGATGGATTCCAAATATTTTCATTACTTTTTATTTGATTTACATATCTCAATTTACCACAAAGGCAAGCATCGAATCCAGTGGTTGCTTCTTTGTTTATTTGTCCGCCCCAACCACCGCCAAATTGAAAATATCTATATTTACCAATTCGTATATTCATTGAAAAATATGGTATTGGTATATAGTGCCAAAATGAAGCAGCAAATTGAATAAAGAACATACTATTACAATATTTTGTATACCATTTATTCCAAATACGAAGATCAGCAATTACATATTTTTTTCCTTTCCACATAAGTTTTCTATCACCCATAGGGACAGACCAACAATTATTTATAGGTTCCTTTTCATCATAAGGAAGATATCCCATTCTCAAATTCAATAATGAATATGGTTTTACATTTTTGAATACAAACGGCGGAACTGTATCTCGTAATACCTCTGCCGGATTACGGACAAAATCTTCAAGATTACTTGATTTACCATAAATGTAGGTGTCAAACCATTTCCATTTTCTACAAAAAGTAATCAACGATTGAAACCATTTCATTTCCCAAATATGCATTTTAATCCCCTCCATCAACTTCATCTTCATCATAGTCATTTTCAACAAAATCACTGGTTGTAATTCTATACTTTTCTAATAAACACGGGCTTTCTGTCCATACCTCTTTATTTCCAGGCAATTTATCGCCAATCTTTTTTATCATAAATCTATTTGCTGGTAATACATTTCTAAATGCTTCAAGAACAGGCACACCTTTCTTAATTTTTATCAATATGTCATCAACTTGTTTAGGACACCAAATATGTTCATCACGAAATTTAATAATATCTATATGTTCTTTATCTGCTTTATTAATCTTATCAAACATTTCTTTTAATACATTTGGTTTAGTTTCATTTGATTCTATCGAAATATCAAAAACATTGAGTATCATTCTAATCATTTGATTCATTTCTGGCATACTATAATCAAACGACCCCCAAAAATGATTTGCTGGTGTTACACCAAGTATGGCGCCATCATACGGATATACTTGATATAGTGATCCCCAATCAGACCCACCACTTTTGCTTGTCGAACATATAACAGATTTGGAGAATTTAGGATATTTCTTCCATTGAGATAAAAGTTCCATCAATAACATATACCAATTTTGTGTATATTCAGATACTCTTGTATGTTGAGATGGATCAATGAATAAATATGGAACATTTTCCATTTTACTAATACCACGATATAATGGTGAATGCATAGAATGTTTACAATGTTTTTCTTTCAATTCTAAAAACATATCTTCTGTTATAGGAACTGAACGATGTTTTTTTCCTTCTAATCTATCATTATTACCATATTCAAGTAAGAAATTATTTAATCTGCTCATTTTACTCCAAGGATATGTTCATTAGGATTTATAAAATTATACCAATGCATCGGGTCAATAGTTTTCTCAAAAAATAATGGAACATATGTTTTTGGTTTTATAATCTCTATTGGTTCTATTGTTTTAGTTGATTTCACATACCAAAATCGTTGACCGTCCGGCCCTAATCTATATTGTTGTGAATACTTATAAACCTTTTCCCCATATGAATAATTTACATCACAAAAGGATAACCATTTTGTTTTAGCTTTATCAGTATATACACCACCACGAACACAATATTTTTTCATCTCTGTGTTGTCGCATACAGTTCCACCACGTTCACTTTCATAAAAGAACCAATATCCACCATTATAAAATCTGTATACATCGGCTAAATTTTCACCACATATATCTTTATACTTAGAAGGATATCCTTTATTCTTGTTCTTACCTACTGTAATTGATTGTTGATTAAACTTTTGTGTTCTAATCAACATGATATAATACGACTGAGCACGTATAGAACTTTGTACATTATATGGGTCAATGGTAATATATTTTCTTATTTCGGCCGTTACTCCTGTTGATGGTGTGAATTGAAATAATCCAATGCCCCCATCAAATGATACTAAATCACCACGGCAGGATGTTTCAGTTATAGCACATCCGATATTATACCACCAAGGAAAACTAGGGCCATTATATTGTATACCATATGCCCGTATATCTGGCAAATAATCTTGACATCTATCCTTAGCAACGGATGAAAAAGGCAATAGTGCCATAAGTAGTATAAGTAACCATTTTTTAATCATTAGTTCTCCAATACCATAAGTTGAACATCTGTTACTATGCCCTTATACGGCGTTCCAAGTGGGACAAATCCTAATTTTTTATTGACAATCAACGATGCTTTGTTCGTTACTCTTATTGTAGCATATATGCCTTGATTGTTTACCTTAACAAACAATTTCTTTTTCAATAATGTATTATATCCTTTTCCTCTGCTCGATGGATCAGTAAATGAGAATCCAACTTCATATGGATAGTCATCAGCGTAATCTTCAACACCGGCTTTTCTGAAAATGTCAAAATCACCCTCTTTTAGTGAAGTGACTGCCTTGATTGCCGACCCTTCAAATAGAAATCCTACCCAAATCAATTCTTTGAATGAATTTTTGACGTGGGCAGGCGTGTTCTGATCACCTGATACTACGAGGTCAATAAATTTTTGACGGTCTTCTAGGGAACATTCAGACGGTTTTTGTATAACAATTTTTACATTGCTTTGTTCTGTTATATATTGTTGTAATCTCAATGGTTTATCCGCCTCTTGCCCACGCAAAGATTATTGTTACATACCAAGCAATAATCAATAGATTGTTTGACCAATCCTTTTCTAATGCAAAATTGATATATGGGAATATGATTTTTCGTGATATATGAGCATGAATGATACCAGCAGATACAAATACTAATTTACTAAAGAAGATACTGATTAGTCCTAGTTTTGCTGTAGCGGGTAATATAACATCAGGAGCAAAAAATGCTATCAAGAATACACCTAATAACATCAAGGCATCAATTGATATTCGTTTTATAAAATCAAATTTAGATATTTTTGCTTCATCTTTTTTATCTGACATAACACACCTCTTTACACTAATTTATTTCATATCTTTATTTATAAAAAAAAACACTAAAGAAACGAAACTTCCTTAGTGTTTTTATATATGATATGTGTTTATTCTATTTCGTTGCCTGCTTATATAATCTAATAATCGAAACTCCTACACATAATAGTAACCAACCAATCATGAACATAGGCGATGTTCCAAACCAACTATCCATCTTCAATCCAACAAAGGTGAATAACATTGTGCTTAATACCATTATAAACGACCAAGCACTCAACGAATATACTTTCTGCATTATGTTTCTTTGTGTGTTATTCATAATATCCTCCGATATTTTTATGTACTTCACACATTTTCTTTTTTGTTTCTTCGTTATGTTTTTTACCATACATACCATTTTTACACCCTCTACAGGATTCACTAATCTTTCTTTTTGTTTCTTCTGTATGTGTTCTTCCTTTCATAATCTCACTTTGATGTTTTCTTTGTTCTTCTGATATTATCTTTCCTTTATGTCTATCACTCATTTTCTTTTTTGATTCGGTTGTATGTTTACGACCCTTACCAGACTTACTCATTTTCTGCTTTGTTTCTTCTGATACTTCTATACCTTTATGTGACTCACTCATTTTCTGCTTTGTTTCTTCTGAAGCAAAATGTTTTCCTTTATTGGATTCGCTTATTTTCTGTCGTGATTTTTCTGATAGTATCCGTTCTTTTGCGTATATACTAGCCGCTTGTTTTATCCTTAGTTTTATCTCATCCGTTCTATTTTTATACGCCTCTCTCATTTTTTGTTTTGCATCATCTGTATGACATATACCAGCCATTCCTCCACTAATTGTGTCAACAAAATTACATAGAGGGCCTGTATTATTGTTTTGTCTACCAACAGCTCGGTTTATTTTTCCTTCTAAAACAAATGCATCATATTCATTTAAATGTTCTGTATGAAAAATAATTAAAGGCGTGCCTATCTCTTTTATTTTATTACTGAAATCTTTATTATAACATCTTTTCAAATGACTATGCGCCCGTCCATTACACCCTTTACCTACATAGAATGGTTCATAACCAAACTCATATTCACCATACACATAGTTACCAGGCTTACGTGGATCAAGATATACATAGACATAAAAAATATTTTCTTCTGGGTTACACATAGATTACCTCACTATAAATAGAATTGGAAGGGACAGCGGATACCTCACGCCGTTGCTTGTGTGGTCTCAACACCAAGCTTACCTTCTATATCTATTTATAAAATTGTATAATATGGTAAATCTAAAAACTTAATATTAAGCAGAAACAAGAGTTTTGATGGCATCAATAACTGGATTAGTAAACAAAGATACCAATAAGGTATAAAGAGCAAATGTTCCAATAGCTTCACTTGTAAATATTCTTTTATACTTGTTCTTTAATCCTACAATAACTAAACCACCCACCATCAAACATCCAAGTTGAAAATAAGGAAATGCTTCGATTGGTGCTGCTGTTGCCTGTGCAATTGCAAATGTGCCTGTCATCAATACTACTGCCGCTGTCGTCAATAATGTCGTTAATTTTTTCATATCATTTCTCCTAAACTAAAGTATTTTTGTCACAATCATGCCTTATTAAGTAGAAATATCTATACCAAAGTGACCTGTTTTTGAAAATATATTTTAAACTGACTGAATAAAGACTTGACAAAAATAATAAGATAAGATATAATGTTTACAAATGAAAAATTGAACATTATATCAAATGGTATTGAACGAAATGATTTAATGAAGTTACATACTTAACTAATGATTGAACGAGGTGATAAATGAATGAAAATATATATTATGTCTATGTTTTTTTAGACCAAATGAAAGAAGGTATTTATAATTATGGTGGTGAATATATGTTCAACTATGAACCGTTTTATGTTGGTAAAGGAAAAAATGGTCGATATTCATCACATCTAAAAGGCAAATCACACAATAAAGAATTAAGAGCGAGAATAGATTATATAAAAGAAACAACAAAAACAGAACCAACTATTATGAAACTCTATTATCATTTGAGTAATTCTGATGCCATAATTGAAGAACGGCGAGCGATCAATATTATTGGAACCAAAACCAGTAAACGAATCAAAGGGCCATTAGTCAATAAAGATTTTTCTAATGTATATGACAATTCTATACCTAATATAGACAAAGAAACTTACATTTTGGATCACCCTTATATTTCATCACAACAAGTATTTATTGGTATATACAATTTTCTTGCTTTCTGTAAACGAAAACATTTGAATAGTCAATCGTTAATTGACGGTAAAATAATTGATGGATGGTCTTTAACTATTGTATAATAAAAAAGGGAGGCTCTATGGCCTCCCTTCAAAACTATTTTAATTCCGTATTAACGCATGGCTCTAAGCTCGGCCATCAAATCTGCTTCATCCAAATCACCTGTTTCAACGGCTTCTGCTTCCAATGTGGTTGCTGGTACTTCTTCACCTAATTCAGCGGGCACATCATCAACAACTTTTGATGCCTTAATAGGAGCGCCGTTGTGTTTCTGCCATTCTACTTCAACCATATCCCACAACATTTCGTTTTTCAACATCTTGATTGTATCGTCTTTTGACATTTCAAGGCTTGTAAGATATTCATCAATAGAATATGTTGAACCCATAATTTCCTTAATCCTTGCATCATTGTCAGCCAATGGTGAAGATTTGCGTGAGAAAATAGAATCCGAATAATCAGGATATGTATTTCCCTTTGCATCTGGTTTGGTTGATTTGATTTTGATTATGATATTATGTCCATCTGCGCCTGGGTCAAATATGGCATAGCCTAATCCTTCCTTCTTATCCAAAACCTCATTCTTTAACTTAGATTCTAGTTTAGAAGGAAATTCATATAACTTCGTTTTACCTGATGCCTTCTTTGTTTCATCATCTTGGTCTTTATCTCTTGGGTCATCAACAACATAAAAATTGCCGACATGACGTTCTTTCCTCTTTCTGGCAAAAGCAACCTTCTTGTCATCTGCTGTACCTGTATATAGTGAACTTACAACGGAACATACCGGACAAAAACATTCCATTCCATGTGTTTTAGGGCACATAAAGAATATCCACCGATCTCCAGATTTCCACATATGATAGAAATACTTGCGCGTGAAACATCCCTTCTGATCAGGAATAAATCTTCCTTCATATACTTTTGCTTTTTCAGCAGTTCCTGCTTGTGGTGATTGCCATACGAAATCTTGCCGCCTTATTGGGTTTTTTACTTCACTAATTTCCTTTTGTTTTTCGCCAACATAATTGTCGAAAAGTTTAGCATTGATCCATTTTGATTGCCCCATTTCTATTACCTCCATTCAATTTGCTTAGTTATTGCCTTAAGCGGCATTATTTTACCCTTGTGGGTATATTTTAATTAGTGTAACATTATTCATTAGTATTGTAAACTATTTTTTATCCAATATTGAATTGTAGCTGTTGGAATAGACATCATATCTGATATTTGTTTTTGTGTTTTACCATTTATTTTTAGTGATATGGCCTCTAAAATGATAGCATTAGAATATTTTTGATTCTTTCCTTTACCAGACTTGCTTATGTTTCTTTTGTGTTCTTCGGATTTATGTCTGCCTTTAGCTGATTTACTAATATTCTTCTTATGTTCTTCTGAAAATATTTTTTCCATTTCATATTAGATCCTTTATTTTATAAATTAGTTTCCAAAACCATACTCGAAATTGTCTAATTGGGTGACCCTTTAAATAACGAGTATGTAGTATTTTAACAGCGTCTGTTTCTTTCATTCGTCTCATTCCTCCACAATATTCTGGACTAGCACAATGAGATAATCCGATACTTCTACAATCTGGACAATATAGTCCAGATGGATTATCTGAAATTGGAGCATTTTTTGCTGGTTTCTTTTCCAGATATTCAAATGGTTTCATTTTGTTCAATTTGCTTATATTTTTCGATTTCCTCTATTAATATACTTGTTACAGAATATTGTATCAATTTTGTAATATCATTCTCACTCAATGGTAAAGTATATTGTACCTCATTTGGTTCAAGTTGTAAACGACTCATTGCATATGTTAATAATTTTTCTATATCTAGTTCTGCCAAATCAACGTCACAAACGAAATTCCCATCTGTATCTTCAATTCTTATAATCATCTTTTCCTATTCCTATTCCTTCTTTTAATTTTTCAAGTTCATCGGCAAATACAGCCCGAAATGCCATCAATGCCACTCGTCTACGTCTATCGTATTCGGATTCAGATTCAAATACTTCTAAACATTCATCTTTCAATTCATTAGTTGGCAATGATGTCATATTGGTTCCCAATTTTTCTTATTACTTTCTATTTCTTGAAGTATCATATCATCACGAACGCTTTTCATATAAACTAAAGAAGATGTTGACCATCCATCATAACAATCTAACCAATACCATAAAATCTTCCTTTGAATTTTATATTGTCCTGAAACTTTATTTTTAACAATTCTAAGTTTATTCATAACCATTATTACCTTTTCTTATACATTACCACATGTTATAAAATCTGTAAACGTTTTTCTTTCAGTAAATCCAGCAGCATTTTTATGACCACCACCGCCATATTTTACGGCAATCCTTGATACATCAATCTTAACACTTCGTAATTGATTTATCTTTAATATTCCACCTGTTACTTCATCTAATTTGTGATAAAATATCCAAGCCAGGTCGTAATTACGTTCTTTATATATAATATGCCCTAATTGTGATGCCGACCTCAAATGTGTTGAATTAATCATTAAACATGAATACATTTTATCTTCCCACATAATAGGCAACGGAAATCCAATTTCATCAATCATCTGATTCAATTCCCTATATTTTATATCCTTTGCATCTTTACCTAATTTGAATAATGGTTTAAATTCATCATCAGGTAATGACAACAAATAATCCCATATATTCCCTTTAATATCAGATAAATCTATACTTTGTGTGTATTCATAGAAATGTAATGTATTATCACCATATCTCATTACCCATCTATCATAATCATCAACTAATGCTACAACACATGGAATACTCTTTTTTGGTTTGATAACATTATATGCATCAGGATGAAAATATAACCAAGTCAACATAGCTCCAGAATAATCAATAGACCTCATTCCTTTCAAATCACTAAATTCTGTTAATCCTTCTATGACAGATTTGTGATGGTCAATATGCACCACGTTCTCTCGTCCAACAATATCAATCAATTCATTAAACTTATCTCGTTTTAATGAATAATCTAAGATATAAACTTTATCCATATCTTTTGTAAATGTTGGTTGTTTCAAATTATAATCTGTTTCAATACATATGATTTCATCATATCTATTCTTCAATTCTCTATATGCTACAGCGGCCGCACACCTGCCATCCAAATCATTGTGTGCACAGATGACTATTGACAATTTTAAATATCCTCACTTTCATTTATAATTTTTGATGCTCGTTTTCTTGCTTCAATCATTGCTCTTGGATGCCTATAAATGTCACGAAATTTCTCAACCATCATATCAATTGTTGTATGTTCGCCTTTATAATCAGTGTCATCAACAGTTATAGTATTTTTAGCAATAATTTTATATCTTGATTCATTCATTGGGCTTGTATCTTTCATGATTATAAATACTCCTTAAATGCTTGCCACCAACTCATTTCATATTCTTTATGCCTATATATAATTCGTTCCATTGTTCTCAAATTAGATTCAATCCATATCTTTATACCATAACCAATACAACATAATAATATAGCTCCAGAAATACTTGTAAATATTAATAACATAATTTCAAGCATAACAATCAGTTTTATCAACATAACAATCAGTTCTATCAACATAGCCAATCCAACAACAATACCGATCCAAAGACCAATCAATAAACACCATTTGATAATTTCATACAACTTCAATAACACAAACACAATTATTTTTTCTATCATTTTATTCACCAACACTTTCGTCTTTAATCATTTTATATCCCTTTGCAATACTATTCCTGATACCAATTTCTAAATATCTGTCCTTATTTTCAATTATGACATATTGTAATATCTGTTCAAGATTCGTGAACCATTGACTATCAGGCACAGTTTGTAAAAAATTAATCTCCATATTATTATCTCCTATTATTTTTTAATCATCATCTGGTAATATTCTTTCCATCATCTCTGTTAATTCATCATCCTTATATCTTTTCTTGATTTCATCACTTACTTCTTTATCATATAACATCTGTTGTCCTGCTGATAAACCGGGCGTTTTCGTATTCAATAACTTGCCCTTCTTTTTAGTAATCATTCATTATCCTCCTAAACTTCATCGTGACATCTTTGTTCACATACACTACAACAATTACAAACAGTTGGATCATCACCAAATACATCAAACAATGGGCATATATGTGGATTCTGACCAATTCTAATCTTACAACTCTGACACAGCATATCCTCTGATACTATATCTTTAAAATGGGGCATCTTCTTCTTCATATTCTTCCTCATATTTTTCATCATGTTCATTCTTCCATGTTTCTTCGTGTTTTTCTACATATTTGTTATCAACCATATTTATGCCTTTGATTAGGCCACCTGTCAATGGGCATACACTTGGAAATGTAAAATCAACATTATGATACTTATTTGCCCTAATATTAAGACAAGGATTTATGCAACAATATGGACTATAATCTGTTGACCGTTCATGATAATGACAAAATGGACAATCATTACAACCACTTATCTTGATAATGCCTTCTTCAAATACAATTCTATTCATATCAATTCCTTTTCTTATAATTTACTACTAAATATATTATTCACAACTCTATTGATTTCTTCCGATAATGTCCAATAATTCTTCATCACTAATGGAATCAACGCTCGTTCATAATCCTCTAATATTAAAAACTTCTGACTAATTAAAAATGCTAATGTGTGTTTATCAATTCTATTCAATAAGAAATGTTTGATTGGCGCCTTCATACCATCTTCATTCATTCTACAATATTGTGAATATATATTCAAATCACTACGAAATTCATGTTTATCCATCCATTCCTTAATGTAATATATACTATTATTGTAACATTCTAATACATTCCCATTTGTTCTCTTTAATTGCTTATCCTTCTCAATATATGATAACAATATCCGTCTATCATAAAATTTTGAATATGAAAATGCCTTACCATGTAACTCAAAACCATAATCAAAATATCTATCCATGTCGATATTTTGCCATCGCGTGTTGAAGGCAATCGTGATTAGCTCTAATTGTTTCACATTCTCTTTGGTCATTTTAGACCATACACTATCCCAATTCTTGGGTATACGAAATCCACGCCCTAAATATCTTGATTGTGCCCCACGAAATGACAAATATGTATCTTGAATTTCAATCATGTTATTTTTTCCTTATAATTAATGATACCATCTTATACAAACCCAATGACATAAGATATAATGTCCCTAATATCCCTATGACCGGCCAAAATATACCATATCCTACAGCAAATAATAAATGAAGATTAAATTCTTCAAATGTCAATTTACCATTATGATTACTAATAAAACGTATAAATGATGCCACACCAACAACAAACAATCCAATAAAATATATTAATTCATAATTCATTTAATCTTCCCTTTCAAATATATCTTATATGCTAAGGCCAATATCAATTGACCAATCCACATACCAATTGTAATAGGCCAAAATAATCCCATCACAAAACTAACACCTAAATATAAACAAAAATATCCAAATGAAACAACACCAACAACATTATCATGTTTGAGTAAATATCTAAATGTACCACCCCAAACAAGTATCCATACAACTATATGAAAAATCATCCATAATTCCATATCCTATTTGCCTCTCTTATCAAGAACTAATTTCGTATATAATACCATCATTACTTTACGTAAAAGTAATATAACAATAACAATTGGCCAAAATATACCACCCCAACTACTCAGGGCAAACCAAATACAAAAATCAGAGAAATCAATATAATCCAAATATACATTTTGTGATTTAACCCAATAAATAAATGTCCCAAACCAAAATACAATCCCTATAATAATATAACTAATCCAAAATTCTAACATTTTATATAACCTCACTTTCAAATAATACTATATCATATTATTTCAAATTCGGCAATCACTTTATTCCCTTGCCGAATAAGGATAAATACGAACTCACATATGCCTTTAAATTCTTATAGCCATTATCTTCCCAAAACAATTGATCATGAACCTTACCATAATCATTTTCAAAGGTAGCCACACGATAATCAATATCATTTGCCAATGATTCAATATGATTTATAATCCCATCTTCATCATTACTAATACATGACATATCCTTATATGGTTCAATATCACTATATACGCCGGGACAACCAATAACAGTATATTCTAAACATTTGATATTCGACTTACTCTCATTAAATATGCCAGGTGATAACAAAGCCACACATATATCTAAATCTAATGATTTTAAATGTGCTGGATAATCAAATATGCTCTTCCATCCATGAAATTCAATTTTATCTTTTATATCCTCTAATTCAACAGGACAAGCCCCACTAAATACCCAACAATATTTGTCAACTGTTTTCTTAATAAAATTCAATATCTTATCACCAAAATCACCACCACGAATACCATTTTTATATTCAGCCGAATTAATATTACAAAAATGATTCTCCGATCCAGCCCATCCAATTCGCGGTCGCTCACTAATAGAACGATGATGCCTATCTATTCTAACATCACCCCAAATAAATTTAGGTAAATGATTAGGTATAACTACAATATTATTACAATATGCACTATATATCTCTTTTAATTTATTAGTGCTAACAGTCATACCATCAACTATCTCCATCATTTTATATATCGCCCCATTATTACTATTGTAAAATGATGATGCATAATTCCATGCAGGTATGTCCTGTAATAAATCATCAATCTCATATATGATCGGAACCTTCACTAACTTCCTTATGTTCCTTATGTAATGCTGAAATATCCGTAAATGCTGATCTGTTGCTGAACGCTGAAATTGAACAAATGTATATGATTTATAAAAATTAGGGTCATTTATAAAACTTGTGGTGTAATCTGCCTCAAATGCATAACCATTATCCTTATCACGATATAAATTCAATAATAACGATGGATACATAATTCGTATATGAGCGCAACCTTGACGATCTCCCATATATGACATAAATCTAAATTTCGCAGGCCCATTTATAATACTCAATTCTTTATCATTCACCATTTATATCCTACCCTCTATTCTATATATTTTTGGTTCATTATTCGTTATGTTCGTATCATCTATCCCAATGCCACATATCTCACATATATTCCTCTTTTTATCCAATATGTTCACTAAATCCTTCTAATCAACTATATCATATTTCGGTGGATTAATATTCGGATTAGGTTCGTTATCCTTGTGTCGTTCATTCTCTGGTTTATCTAAATCTAACCACATCATAGTGCCATGTGGTATGTCACGAATATCATCATGATTTGTACAATCCTGTATTCCAATCAAATTCGCACCACTATCACCATCAATAAATTTATGTAAAATATATTTCTTATCCTTATGATCAATAACTATGCCTTCATCAACACGAAACATACAATATAACGCCTTTACAAAAATGTTGAATCCTAATCTGTCCTCTGGATGCTCTAAATGGTCTGCCGGTACTAATATCTCATTCTCATTTATCATATATCTAAATCCTCCTATAATTTTTCCTATTATGCCAGTATATAATTTTATATCTAATCTAACCTAGGACTGGCCTTGGATAATGAACCAATAATAATCCACAATAATCCATTTTACTCTACCCTTTTTGCTTTATCAGGCTTCAAAACTTTTTCAACGGTCATACCCTTGTATTTCTTGCCATGCTGCAGTGCCCATAAAATACTCGACTTGGCAAACTCTTTGTGTGTTTTACAAAACCCATTCAGGCTATCATTCTCGATTGTAATCACTTCACCATCAGGTTTCGTGAGGATGTAGTTCCATAACGCCCTATTGTTCTTAATTCCCATCTTGCTCTGTCGTTCTTTCTCTCTGGTTGCGGGATTGTCCATAGGATTCCATACTTCCATTCTTTTCTTGGCATGTTCTATCTTTGAGAGATTGCCTGTCAATTTTTTACTGATTTTTGCCTTAATTTCGTCAGATTTTTCTTTGCCATGGATTTCTTCTAATGTTCTGTGGTCGCCGTATCTGCCGGCATTTTCACCTGCCATATCCTCATTGATAACAAGATTATATCCCATTTCATCTGATTTGTATTCGCCGATGTAATATTTTAATAATTCTTTTGCCTCGTCCACATCCTGACATTCATCCAGTATTTCCCATTTGAAATATTGTGTGCCTAAGTGTTTGATTATTCTATGGATTTCATCTTTTGGATTTTCTAATTGGGAATGATACAAGTGGAAGTGTAATCTTTGTTTTAGTGGCATATGGGTCATTTCTATATAGACAGATGGGATGTCACGATTTGCCGTCATCATATTGGTTGCCATGAGGATAATATACATAGATGTTATAAGTCCTTGTTATGATTGGTATTAATACTGCTTGACTTTTTTACAATAATATGATATAATGAAGCATGGAGTGTATATAATATAAGGGTTAACATTATGACCACATTTGATTTAGTATAACACATTATATAAAATATGTCAAGTTATTTATTTTATCTGCGGTCGAAAATAACGACCGCAAAATAAATAGATTGCCTTATATGACGTTTTGTGATATAATAGGAATGATATATATAATATTAATATTGGATTTTACGCATGCCGCTCTAAGGATATTATATCACATTATGGAAAATAAGGCAAGCGTTATTTTCATACTGGCAAAAGATAATGCTTGATTTCTCGATGATAATGTGATATAATGGGAGTGATGCGTAACTCGCCGAGGGTCTAATAATATCAAGTAGTTAGACAGAAACAATCATAATATCTACTTATATAAAATAGTAGTTTTTGTATTCCAAAATGAAACAGAAAAACTAAGATATGACTTTTTATTAGAACAAAATTTAAGAAATCATGAAAACCAGACTATGCCTACATAAGAATGTATCATGTCCATATCAGGGACATGATATAAAAACGTGTCCAAATTATATCAAAATATGGACACGATAATAAAGCTTGACTTTTATTGAAAAAGGGTATATACTATAAGGGTATTTTGGGAGGGTGGGATCAGCAAAACACATTTTCGTGATGCTATGCCACCGGAGCAAAAAGCGAACACATTTTCGTGATGCTATGCCACCGGGCGCAAAAAGCGAACACATTTTCGTGATGCTATGCCACCGGGCGCAAAAAGCGAACACATTTTCGTGATGCTATGCCACCGGGC